GTTATTTCTAACCGCCCTTCTTTGATGCTATAGCCGGTTATAACACGCTCTAAAAGAGACATTAATGTAGTAGTTTGCATTTTAATAATCCTGTATATTAAATTAAGGTTATTATTGACCTTTATTGGTCTTTTAAAACCTATTAAACGTTTTCAAACGTAACTAAACCGCTCATTAGGATTTCTCCTACTTGCAGTAATCTCATAACGATGGTTCAAAATGGTTCAAAATGAACTTTAAAATTGAACCAAACCCACCTTCAACACATTGAAAACACAATAGAAACAACTAGATTCGATGTAAATCTTTTTGAAACTTTTATAATTTGTGTTGAACCGTTTTGAAACTTATAGAAACAATTGTGAACCACACTGAAACTTACTGAACCATATTGAAACCTGCGGAACCATTGCATACGATTTGTAAAATAAAATTTAATAACTTACTCTATACGTCCGTAGACATTGTAGGGGGATCATAAATAGCTAATTTTTGCAACAATTATTTCGCTAAAATACAATTAAATTATTAAATATATTAGATACAAATATCAACACATTAGCCCTAAAATGTGCAATATAGTTGCACATAGTGCTTTTATGGTGCTAAAGTTCTTATATAGTCCATATGAAGCTATGAGTATATGTTATAGATGCACTTGGTTGGGCTTTGTTTCTCTATGGTTCAAATAAATATCAAAAGTTTGGGTACAGCCATCAAAGGTTGATAATGGCAACAATAGCAGTGGAGTATGCTCCTAAATGAGTCTAAATAGTTTCTATTGTGACTCATTTAGTTTCTATTCGGTGCTATGTAGTTTCATTACCGTTTTAATGTTGGTACAAAGTGTGTCTATATTGTTTCTTTTAAAAGCCTTTTTAGAAGCATTTAAAAGAAAAAATAAAGGTTAAATTTTACTTTAACAACTTTTTATTAGCAATTAACGCGCTTTAATGCCATTAATTGCCAATATTGTTTAGTATGCAGGATAAGTATACTCACAAAGATTGAAATTATTGTCGTAATCATCATAATCATTAGCCTCAAAAGGTAAATAATCAGAGTTACATAACTCTAAAAACTGTCGTTTATCATTTGCAGCTTTAAATGCGTCATTAGTAGCCACTAAATCACATATTAAAGCGATTTCATACTCAATTGCCTTTGTTTGTTCTTTGTTTAAAGTTAAATCATTCTGGTACTCCTGTATGAACATATGTAATTCCTCTAAAGTCATATAAGGTGCTTGATAACGTAATCCATCTAATAAGTCTTTGTAGTCATTTGTGTGCATTATTAGTTCCTTTTAAAGTACTTACTTTGTACTTTATTTGATTGGTGTTAATAAAATATATGCGTTTTGTGCCATATCTGAATGCGCTCTAATAACTGCAACAGTGTATCTATAATACGTTAAGGAAAACCAATTATGTTTCATACCACGGTATAACTGATGCGCAACTGATTTAGCCAGTACTTCACGATTAAAGGCTATTTCAGCTTTATTAGTAGCATTATTGCAACTATAAGTGCTAAATTTAACATAACTATTACCTAAATTTACCGCATCTTTTCTGAACTTCTTTGTGATACATTGATCAGCACTAGCTAATGGTGAAAATATTAACGATGCTGCTAATACGCATCCAATTGTTTTTAAATGCTTCATTATTATATTCCTTAGTGTTCCGTTTCTATGTGATCATTATACACATATTCGGTACTTCTGTCAACACTTTTTTTTAAATATTTGTAAAACCAAAACTTCAAAAAGGCATTTTTGTCTTTTAGAAAGAACTTTGAAAACACGCTAAAGTTTCAAAACTTCGAGTTACTCAAAAAGCCTTATAAATCAGTCTATTGAAAGTTTCCATTTTAAAAATTAGAACTAAAAAAAGCATATATATGTAACTCATTGAGTCTAAAGGACAAAAAGGCACTTTTGAAGTTTTGGTTTTATCAAAGCTTTAGCGACAGCAGAATGGTACTATCAAAGGGTTTATGAAACGCACTTTTATGGGTAAGCCCATTCTACTGACAAAGACTATAATATATAAGCATCTGTCAAAGAATTACCATCTAGCCAAAGACCCTAGCTTTGATTGTTATTAATTTTACTTTAAGTGTTGCATTAGTATATAGAACTGCAACAGAACAATCACAGCACTTTTCTGGTTTTTACCTAGATGGTAATTCTTTGACGAGTGCTTATATATTATAGTCTTTGTCAGTAGAATAGGCTTCCGCGCAAATTGAGTTTCATAAGCCCTTTGATAGTACCATTCTGCTGTCGCTAAAGCTTTGATAAAACCAAAACTTCAAAAGTGCCTTTTTATCCTTTAGACTCAGTAAGTTACATTATTTGTATTTATTTTTAATTATTTTTAAGATTGGAGACTTTCAAAGTATTGAATTAAAAGGCAATTTAGGTATTATGAAGTTTTGAAACAAAATTGTGTCTAAATAATGCTTGACAGATACAACAGAATGGTACTATCAAAGTGCTTTATGAGTGCTGTGGAGGTAATATATGTTGCATTAATTGATCGGTTGTGTTATACGCGCGTTATATAGTACTGGTGAATAAACCATCAAAGAGCTTGAGCGTGCCTATATATTAGCTAGATGGTGATTCTTTGACGGGTGCTTATATATTATAGTCTTTGTCAGTAGAATAGGCTTCCGCGCCAAACCAGCTTTTAAAACCCTTTGATAGTACCATTCTGCTGTCGCTAAAGCTTTGATAAAACCAAAACTTCAAAAGTGCCTTTTTGTCCTTTAGACTCAATGAGTTACAATAATTGCAAGTATTTTAACTTATTTTTTAGATTGGAAACTTTTAAAGTGTTGAATTAAAAGACAATTTAGGTACAATGAAGTTTTCAAACTCAAAAATTGCAAATAATGCTTGACAGCATATTGCTATTTTGGTATAATGTGTACCAAGGAATAGGAACAAACAAAGAACATCGGAAGTTACAACTAAACTTTAATTCGAGAACATTAATATGAGTCTTTCAGCAGAACAATTAAAAGCATTTGCAGCATCTAGCACAAACACTACACAAGAACTTTCAACAGAATTTGAAAGTAATGAGAAAGAAACCATTACAACATTACGATATTCAAACAAAAGTGGCACTTTCACATTGCACAATGCAAAAGCAGCTGACGGTACAGAACTTCCAGAAGAACTTACATTTGCATATTGTAATGCCCAAATCATTACAGTTTCACCAATGCTTGCACATGTTGGCTTTAAGAATGAATCAACAAACGAATACAAAAGTCATTCTATGGACCTTTACAAGCACTTCTTTAAAGGTGGTTCAAATTATGTGCGTAAATTGACTGAAGACTATAAAGCACGTGGCTTTACACCAGAAAAACATAAAAAAGCACAACGGTTTATGCTAAGTATTACTGCATTCAATTGTACAGATGTAAATGATCCTGAAATCACATTTCCAGAAGTAATTGTACCAGTAGTGTACTTTTTCCCTAAAGGTACTGATAAGACCTTTAAAGATGTCTTTCAAGCTGCTTTTGAGGATGCTAAAAAGCAATGTAAAACATCCCATAAAGAGATTTTAGATGCAACTGGTGCAGTTATGCCTTTTTATTCTTTCACATTTCAGTTTAAAAAAGCCAAAACTAAAGCAATATTTGACGTTATTGTTGAAGGGAAACCAACCACCGTAACATTGTTTCCTTTAGGTGTTAAGTTCTTAGAAGGTGTTTTACCTAAACAAGAGATAATGAGCTTTTTAGAAGAAACACACGAGGATACAAAAGAGCTTAATGTAGAACTATTACGCAAAACACAATCAGAATATGTTAATAAGTCTATGCTTACACCTACTAGTATCAACAGTATGCTACAACTTACATCAAATTCAGCCAATACACCAAATAATGAAAAACTAATTGCTGAACTAGATAATACATTCTAAAGTAGCGACATAATTGCACACTAAAAGCACCATATAGGCTTCTAGTGTGCAACAATGTACCCACTTTTAAAGTGCCATATCGCGCTTTTGTAGTACAATAAAGGTAATGAATTATGAGTAACGACAAAATGATGGTACGTGATTTCGCCGGCATTAAGTTTCAGCAACAACGTGACACTGGTATGATTAATATCACGCCACTTTTTGAAAACCAAGTGCAACTGATTGAAATGTTTAACGAAAAAGCTACTACTGGAATTCCAGTAATAACTAATATTAACACAATCAAGCGGTTAGGCAATTTTATGAAAGAACCACAAACAATTAAGTTACTCAATAGACTAGCAGAAGTTGACAATTTAAAACCAAAAGAAGTAAAACGCACCTCACGTGCTAAAGGAGCCGTTGGAACATTTGTTCATCCCGTCGTGTTTGTAAGTGCAATGCGCTACCTTAGTGTTGACTTTGAAATCTGGGCAAACAAGCTTGTCATGGACGAACTAATAAAGTATCGTAATATGACAGCTCAAAGCAACAAAGAGATAGCTAAAGCGTTTGATAATGCAGGTTTCATAAGTAATCCATCATATCAGTATGGAACACTAAACATTGCAATAGGAGACGCTTGTGATTGTGCATATGAGCAGCGCAATAATAGCAAAACGTTTCTTTGGGAAAACGCAACAAAAGAGCAGCTACAGCACAGGGAAAAGATACAAAATTCTGTTTCAGATATGATTATGATAGGATTAATAACCAATTTTGGCGCGGGTATAGCAGCCATAAAAGCACTTAGAAAGTAGCGACATAATTGCACACTAAAAGCACCATATAGGCTTCTAGTGTGCAACAATGTACCCACTTTTAAAGTGCAATTAAAGTGCAATACTGCGCTATTGTAGCACTTCGGGATAACTGATGAGCAACATCAAAAAAGACACCTTGAGTGTAATTAAAATATGTACCGAGTATGACGGTGACGAGGACAATTTCAGCTCACATAAATACACCTTAATGAATATGGAAGCTTTTGTTGATTTTATTGTGAATGGTCATGTGAAGCTAGTATCACCTGCATTGACACGAACTCAAGCTTTTTATGATTGTGAAGACGAGCTATATAATTATTTTTTAAATGCCAAAAAATGGTCTGAAAAAGAGTTATTAAGCTTTGCAAAAATGTTATTTTCACGTGCCATATAAAACTAATTATGCAATTTCATACACCAGCATTAAATGGGTTTGATATACAATATAGAAAGTTTCGTAAAAAGCTAACTAAGAAATATAGTAATGGTTGTGTACCGCTATATAATGGTAGCAATGCTAATAAGTTGCCAAATACAGTTCGCTTTAGCACTTTAAAGGAAGTAGAAGTGTTTAAAAACTCATTTAATAACCCTTTATATGAGTTAAAAACGTTCGTATTAGACGGTAGCTATATCGCATTTATGGTTAAATTGGGTTGAAGTAGCAACATAATTGCACATTAAAAGCACCATATAGGCTTTAAGTGTGCAACAATGTTTCCACTTTAAAAGACAATCAAATGTCGCAATATTGCGCTTTGATGGTAGACTTTAGGATAATTAGCATGAATATTGAAACACAATTGGCGTTATGCACTAGTATTGAAGAAGCGCATAAAGTACTATCAAATACAAAAATGTTAAAGAAAGATTGGTTAGAAGTTGCCAAAAGAAATCAGTTATTTACATTAAAAAAGACAATAAAAGCTATTAAAGAGCAATTAGTACTTACATTAGTAGGTGCTAGATTAAATAGTACTGCAATTAGAGATACTTCTGTAGTAATAACGGATAACGTGCATAATATAGTCACAAAAGCGGCTATTACTGCCACTATAGGCGATATAGTACGATGTAAATATGCGGAAAACACCTTTTTAGCCTTTAGCATATCTACTGGAAAATGTTTAACTGCGGGTAATTATGGCAATCTTTCATTAGAGCCTAAATTGGCACTACAAAAAGTATCTAATTTTCTGTTTACTATCAAAGACTAAAACAACTTTAGGAGTACTTTATGGAACTTATACAAAAACAAACTATACTTGTAACAGAGTTTTGTCAAATTGACAAGTTAAAACTTACCGTAACAGAACGCGCTATATTAAGATGTAATTTAATATTGCACACATGTGAAAAACCAGTTGGTTTAATGGCATGTCCATGTATACAGAATAAGGGTATGTAATGCAAACATTAGATAATACACTTTATTATGCTCTTTTGGAGTCAGATTTAATCATCACGAATAGAGGTATAGAACGTGTAAGACAAGCCATATTAAGCGCATCAAGAAACTCTTTAGATATGGGCTTCAGTAATATCGTAGTAACGGTAATAGTAGAGGCACTACGAAATGGAGATATAGACCATGTAGACAACATTTATGACATAATAGAGGAATATATATAACATAAAAGGCACCGTATAGGCTGCTAATGTGCAATTATGTACCCAATTTAAAACTCCATTGAAGCGCAATAAAAGTACACTATCGTTCTTTACGCTTTGATGGCGCATTTACGGTAAATACCCTTATGAAAATAGATGTGTATAACTATAAGTATACTCCATTAGAGAAAAAAATTATAAATTCGTCGTTAGACAGGCAGTTCACAATTGGGCTGATATTAAGTAGTCGTTTAAATCTATATAGCGATATAAATATGCTACTTCAGCATTATAGTGTTGATATTTCTGCCGGAGTAGCACAATTGATACTGCTACTTAACAAATCAAACTTGGATTCTGAAAGATTAAAACTCTTGTTTATTTTCATCAATAATTATTCCTTAACTTCTTTATTGGAATATATGTTAAATACAAGTAGCAACAATAAAGCTAATCGTATAGTATATGAAAAAACAATTAAAAAGCTCTCTGGTGCGTTAAGTACGGCTGGGGGCATTATAGGCGAAGTTGAGGTGTCCGATATACACTTGCACATTTTAGCACAAATAGGTCATAAAGGATGTGATCACACCTTAACTACACTATTTGTAAATCATATAATTAACTTAGGTGTATATTATACCAGCAAAGAAAAGTTAATTGAGGTACATACAAAACGTTCTAGTGAACGCCTTATAAGCTTGATGTTAGGTATTATGGTTAAAAATCAGCATTTTATGTGACACATATGATGGTTTGTACAGATGCGGTATATAGTATAAACAGTCACAAAATAAAACGAGAAAAATATGAAATTAGTACATGCTTTAGTTGGAATTACACTTGCTAGCACTGTTGCAGTAGCAACCCCTGCGGCTGCAATTACAACCGGTCAAGTAGACGCATATTTATCAAGTATGCACTATCAGCCACGATCAGGTAACCAAAATTCTCAAGCATATTTTAATGCTAATTTGAGAAATTACTTTTTAGCAGATTCTGCATTACAAGGTAAAATCTATAAACTCTTTGGACCTATGAAGCGTATAACAGTTAGAACTCCATTTGGTACACGATATGTATATGGTTACCGCGGTAATACAAAACGCATTGTTAGATATGCTAATCAAAAATTAGTACAAAAATGGTGGGGCGGCGTACATAATTCTAAGTTAAAAAGCCTTGTTAGTAATACAACAAATGCTAAACATTGTGTACGACCATCACGTAACGGTACATTTCAGTTGATGATACAAGGATTATATCAAACTTGTGCTAAACACAAAAGTTATTTCAAATAAGTCTTAACTAAACCTCCTTAATTGGGGGTTTTTTTACGTCTAAATTTTAGTAACTACTTTGATTTTTAATAAACCTCTTGACAACCGTGCTGAATAGTGTATAATAGTAACCTATAGCAAATACAGCAACAATTTAAAGCGCGATATTGCGCTGATAACGGCAGTTTTTAAAAACTATTATGAGTAATTTAGACTTAGAAAGTACATTATATGTTATAATAAGCGAGTGCAACATTAATATAACAAGTCCACACACTAAAAAACCCTTAAAGACTTTAAGGGACTCTATAGAGGAGCAATGTGGGGACGGTGATGACGCATTAGAGATTTACGGGTATTTGATGTCATCAATGCGAGATGAAATTGCAAATGGTAATGTAGTAACACTTGGTGATATGATCCATCAAGTAGCCAAGTTTGGCAGAAACTGAAATAAGTCACCATAAAGTGCAATAATCTGAGTTGAGTTTTTATTGCACTTTATTAATTTGCGGAAAATGGAATTAATATGGAATATAATATATATTGTACTGTTTTTGACGTTTATGTGCTATTAGAGACTTTCAAGGGTACTGAATTAGTTTCCTCGGAGGAAATTTGTATTGCGGAATTTGATCCTGTCAGAGACATTGATGAACCTATGGATTATTTAAATAAATGAGAATAATAATTAGATTCTCTAAAAGAGAGTTGGAATGCAAGGCAAAAGTAATATTTAACAGGAGATTCCATCTTGATTACGAAACTTCCGTGTACTTTTGGAATAAGAAGGGCATTTATACTAACATTAGAATATACAATTTAGCGGTACTGAAAATCATGACTATTGAAGAACAGAAATAACGTATTATGGACGATCAAATGCTGTATATACAGACACAACGAATGGCGCAAATAATTGCTGCAAAGAGTGGTTATAATGCGTCATTAAGGTCTTTTCAGGCAACTGAAGTACGAGTACATAACCGAGGTAATTACTATTTTAATATCGCGGCTGAAGTACAAACACACTTATTTGAGCATGAGATGAGTGATGTAATTAATTCCACCATATAGGGTATATATTATGAATACAATACAAATTATAAATATTGAAAACAACGAATTGTTGATCGAAGAAGCAAGTGATCAAATTAGTCTAATAACACCTTTGATGGGTATAGCCCGCGGCGGTGAATTTATGATTGATGGCACAAATTATGCACCTAAAAAGTACGATTTAGACACTAAAAAACACCTTTTAATTATGTACGTTAAAGAAACGAGTGATTATATATGAGAAATAACGCGCGTAATATGTTATTTATATTGCTATTATTTACATCCTTTAATGTCATTTCAAAGCCATTAAAGACCTACAACGACGGTTGTTTAGACCGTGGTAGTAAACACATTTTAGTCGAAATGATCTCACAAGGACATACGGTGCGTGTGATAAGATGTAAAGGCAATCTATGGTCCATAAGAGGCATTAGAAAACAACGTCGGACGGTACTTTCTCGTATATATCGTTTTAATAATAGAAATGCCTACATTAGGCAGTATAAAGCTTACTTACGTAATTTAGGGTTATATATAAGTTATACAACACGTCCATACTGGAAGTAAGTACATAACTTGCTCTTAAAGCAGTTTTTAAAGTGCTTTAGGGGCAATCAATGTACTAATTTACTACTATAATTGTGAGTATGTATATGAAACATGTTTTTCACTTACGTGGCACCAAAGTGTTTATAAAACGATTTGTGGCAATTTCTGAAGGCTATAGAATATATACTAAAGCAACATCTTATGCAGTGACTTCCAACAAAATGTGCAACTTTTTGAGTACAGCAGAGGCGCAAAACAAAAAGACGTTGTTTGTTTCTGTTGTAAAAAGATTTTGTGGTGAAGCATTGCATTTTACACTTGAGGATACTTATGATGAACCAAAATGACGCTTTATTAGGAATAATTGTAGAAAAGGGTTTAGTAATGACACCAGAGAGATTAGAAACTCTCAAGCAAAGAATGCGCAGTATTGCACAACCTGATTATGATTTTATTGAGTATTTACGCTATGTCGACAGTAAAGAGTTTATAAAAACTTTTGAAGACATTTTAGTAGCATTTGATGAATACATTGGTACTTACAAAGATTAGTACATTAATACATTAAGTGTAGCATTTTTTAATGTTACTTTAAAAGGATATTTAAATGAACCATTTATATGTTGGTAAAGCAGTTGAATATAATGTTGGATCGTACCGGGTGCAACAAGGTGACTATAAAGGCACTATCAAAGGATTAGAAAAAGGTCTAATAACGGTATTAGGAATAGATGGAACGGTGCATCATTTCAGCGAAGAAAATCACCTTGGATGCAACAATGAGTACAATGACAAGCTGTACGAGTACACAATAGAGGAAACCAAGAGACAATTGGCGTTGTGTCTGAGAGCGTTAGACCACGTAAAAGTATCAACAATACGTGCATATCAAGATGCTGCAATTGAGCTGGAACGCGCATTATTACGCAAGTTCACTGACAATCAAAGCTAGATGGTAATTCTTTGACGGGTGCTTATATATTATAGTATCTGTCAATAGAATGGGCTTCCCCATCAACTGCCCTTTTTAAGCCCTTTGATAGTACCACTTTGCTGTTGCTAAAGCTTTGATAAAACCAAAACTTCAAAAGTGCCTTTTTATCCTTTAGACTCAACTAGTTACAGTTTTATGGATTTAAAACTTTATTTTTTTAAAATGGAAACTTTTAAAGTATTGAATTAACTACCTTTTTCACTACTTTGAAAGTTTCAAAACTATTGCGAGAATTAATATGAAAACTTATTTAGTAAATATAAACCGATCAACACGTGAAATACATCACATAGGTCGTGGGGTATTTGAAGCGGTGGGAGACACATCAAGTGTATTTTACCTTGAGGGTCTATTTGACATTTCAGCACAAAAAGGCACCTCAGAAGACTTAATATTGTCTGGGCAGGCAAGTATTGAGTGCTGTGGTTCACAATATGATGAGGAAACCTATGGAACCGCATACATAGACGAACTGATTTTAATACGGCCCGAAATGGCGGTTTTTGAACAGATTTTTTCACAAAAAAAGGCTTTGAAAAGCTATGTCAGCTTTTCTTGTAGATATAATGTATCGTTTCATAGTAGACCCGAAAGTGGCTTTATGATGATTAACCAAAAAAACAATCTAAGTACTATAATTGATTTACGTAACGGTAATTCAATTGCTACATTTGTTTTTCCATTTGACAATGAAGCACTACAAGAGTTCATTAGGCACGAGACTACCACACTTCTAAAGATTAATCAATTAATACAAGTATTAAATAGCTTTGAAGGTACTTTATGACAGTTGTGTTTTATGTAAAAGACGATGGTAAGCGGTATTATACCGGGTGTATAAAGAATATGCCAAAAAATAAACGCGGATGGCTATCATTGGCTGCACCACCTATATTCCAATTAAGCTTCACAATAGTCAAAATAGAGACTATCAAAGGTGTTGTAATGCTCAGAGTTCGTGATGTGCTACAAAAGCATAATTATTGGTTGTCTGTAGGGTCTATCGAGGATCTTTTGAGGAAACTTCAGTGCAAATATATTGAACCTAATAAGGGTAAATATGCGGTTCGCGCAACCATTATAAAAACTGGCACCATATATACACTAAAACTTTTATGAAAAAAGGCTAGATGGTAATTCTTTGACAGGTGCTTATATATTATAGTATCTGTCAATAGAATGGGCTTCCGCGCCAATTGAGTTTTTTAAGCCCTTTGATAGTACCACTTTGCTGTTGCTAAAGCTTTGATAAAACCAAAACTTCAAAAGTGCCTTTTTATCCTTTAGATTCAATATGTTGCAGTAATTACGTTTTTTTTAAGTTTATTTTTACGATGGAAACTTTCAACTCATTGAATTAAAAGACAATTAGAGTACTTTGAAAGTTTCAGAAATTACTTTTAGTAATTAAGTGTTGCAAAAGTTTGTGGTTGTGGTATAATGTCGTTATTAACTAAAAAGGATCTACAAATGCACACTAAAGAATGTGAATATGTAAATATTACCGATGGTAAAGTAGGTACTGTTATTGGTTCCACTAGCCGTACCATACGGGTATTTATTGAGAAAGACAATGTTGTTGTTTCTTTTTGGAAAAAGAGCGGTAGATGCACATCAAGGAAATCGTATCAAAACCTTAGTATTGTATTCGATGCGGACAATATTGGTGCTAAAAAAGTTGTAATTGATTTTGTCATTGAACTTAATGGCGGACTTCACGGCTTAGTGGTGGCGCACACTACAAAAACAGTCAAAGTTTTCATTGCTGAAACTGGGATAGTCAGATCTTTTTGGAAAAACAGCGGTAACAATACTAATAGAGATGAACGAGATACACTAGAAATCATTAATGTACTACGCTGCTCTTAAAGGCTCTATAATGACACTTTTAATCGAAGCCTTTTTTATTGTCTGTAGTGTATCACTGATGTTATATCTCTTGATTGAGCTTATTGACCACACAACAAAATAAATAACTTTAACAAGACCATTAAAATGCAATAGCGCAACCTTTGATGGCACTTTAGGAGTACTAATATGTCTAACAAAAACTATATTACACGACTATTTGCTGGAATTGAGTTTCCTCAAGAACGAAAAACAGGTTTGATTAAGATAACACCATTGTTTGAAAATCAAACACAACTATTTGAAGTTTTTACTAAAAAAGCTAATACCGACGCAAACAAGCGTCTATGCGATTATATGGAAGACCCAAAAACAATAAAGTTACTTGATGCAATAGAAGTATTGAGTGGTTTGAGTGCAACAAATGCAAAAGGTGATTTTGTGCATCCAGTGGTGTTTGTGGACGCTATGGGCTGGATAAGTGTTGAATTTAAGATATGGGCAACTAAGTTAGTTATGTACGACATATACGATCAAAGTATAGCGACATGTTAAGTACCCACAATGAGGTGAGGCAATATCGTTTTTACCAACAATGACATTATTATAGGACAATAAAAATGAGCAACGACAGTGAAATACTAGAAGTAGCGGCTATATTCGCGCTATTAAATCGTTATACGACCGAAACCACATATTTAACCACAACAGAGTACACAATAGAAGTATATGAGCTATCTGAGATAGATTCTCAGGAAGAAATAGCATTTTTAGCTGGACTAGGTTTTTTAGGGTCAAATAACACCTCATTCACATATTATCATTAAAACAATGAGAACACTACAACTGGCTTCAAGTTACGAGTTAGCGACAAAGCTACATAAAGACCATGCTGAAATCTTAAAAGACATTGACAACGCAATGAGTTTGATTAAAGACAGTTCAAATATGTTCATAAAGTGCAATAAGTTTAATATGTTCACACCAAGCGGTATCAAAGAACTGCGGATGTACCACTTGGACCGTCGCGCAATATTACAAATAATTGAAAATAACCCAGACTGGGAACCATTATTATGATATACTATTATCTAGGAAGTAACAATAAGGGCTTTAAGAGTCCGCAAGGTGCAAAAACAGCGCGGACAAAATATCTTAGAAAACACGTTAGGGGTATTCACCCCGGTGAATATAAGATAGTAAAGATTGAGAGCGGCTATTATGGAATAGAGTTGCCAAAAAGCACTGAATAAGCAACAAAAGTGGAATAACAATAACACATCACATACTATTGTCAACTTCTAAGTTAAAGCCCCTTAATTGCAATGTAAAGAATACAGCGGGTGACTATTACTTGTCAACAACAGAAACTTCAGTTAAAGTAAGGTGTTGTGTGTTAATGTCATGAACAGACTTAAAGTCAACTTGTAAGTGATTCCCATCTAAATTTAATTTAAATACAGCTTAAAAGCGTGTATTAATACAAGTTTAGTAAAGATAATGTAGCACATTTATATAAGCTTTAATGTGCTATATTTCAGTTACTTACTTAGTAAAACTATAGCGCAATGTAGACATAGAATAGAAAATATGAGTTTACAACTAATAACGCAAAAGTTAAAAATAAGTGTAATATCGCACTACAAAATGCTTTTTAATGGCGGAAAATGAAATGCTAAACGGTTACTACAACAGATCAGTTATTAGACCAGTAATATTTAAAGAAGTGCAAGAGTATGATAAAGAGTTATATAATAACTTAAAATGGCAATATGGGGACTATGAGATAGTTCTGGTTGAGTTTAATGATATTGGAACAATAACAAATATAGAAGTACAATATGGCACTTCATTAGAGATTACATTATGAACAAAATAGAAACTAGAATAGAATCAAAGCAGCTAATAGCAGCATTATATTTAACATCATTATATTTAAATGGCACAAAACGCGCTGAAGTGCTGCAACATAGGAACACAAAAGACTATAATGAGTCTTTTAAGACTTCTAAAGAAGCTCAAATAGCCTTTGACGTGTTTATAGAAACTAATGTGGCTAAAGGTGACTGGATGGTCTTATCATGAGCAGCATAATTAAAAGCGTACCAACAGTGACATTGGGATGTGAATTTAAACCGCCTGTAGATGCCAAGATTGCCATAATTACCACATATGTAAGAGGTAAGCCCGTATCACAAATACGAAAACCATTCAGCCTGTTTGATGCTAAAATTGACATTACACAAAGACTACAAAAGCTACAAGAATGTTATTAACATAAAGTAATCACATATTAATGGTTCTAAAGAAGCAATTATATTAGCTATAATTGCTTCTAAAATAGTGCTAACGCGGCAATAACGCATTAAACACGACATAGTGCTATTACATGTGGTAATTTTACCCTAAAACCGACATGAAAAGTATATGAAATATTTAACCAAAGATAAATACACCACAGCAACTACCACATTCAGTGCTACCAACACCTACAGTATGCGGGACTTCGCGGCGTTTTGGGTGGAGCATTCAAAAGAAGCTGATTTATTTGTGCATATAATAAGCTTTAAGTCGGTAGAAACTAAATATGGAGAAACCGTTATAGCCAATTGTATTGCTCTCAAGGGGACACGTAAACGTGAAATTTCCATTTGGACTAATAAGAAGTTAGCCACGATAACAGAGCAGTTAAGTCCTGGTATTGCTTACGTGATAACATCAGTGTTTGATTCCGGTAAAACGTATAAAGGAAATACTGTATGGACTTTTGATGGTACCTTTTACAATGTGGAGGAAGGTAGGGTGGTTAATGGCGGAACTTCTGAAGAACGTATGGAGTACGATATTGACATACTTGAGCATCAAGCGGATGAATATGAGCCACTATCGTACATAATTGGGGAGTAATAATATGATTTCATTAAACTCAACATACAAAAACGGTTTATACAAAACTATAGAAGGTGCAAAAGGCGCGATTAAGAAATGGACCAGAGACAAGCTATTATTAGACAATGATTGGAAACAATTTGACTATTATTTAGTACATAAAAATGAAGGTATTCAAGTATTTATAGGGAAAAACTTTAGAAACAAAACAAATTAAATGCACTTTAAAAGTCATTAGCTAGCTAATAGTTAATGGCTTTTTTTTTCGGCAACTTTTGCACTTCTTTTGTTAAATCAAGTACTTACAAAGTTCCATTTTAAATTTGAATTTAATTAAAACAATAAATCCATAACTCGTTGAGACTAAAGGATAAAAAGGCACTTTTGAAGTTTTGGTTTTATCAAAGTTTTAGCAACAGCAAAGTGGTACTATCAAAGGGCTGGACAATGGTGCGCTCGATGTACTTGGGGCAAAAGCACGTTTTACTGACAAAGACTATAATATATAAGCATCCGTCAAAGAATTACCATGTAGCTAACGCACAATAATTGTTATATAAAATCCCTTTGATTGAGATTCTTATATTGCCAAAAATTGGCACAATATATCTTTGCGATAACACCGATTATTGGCACAATATTGCTCTCATATTAATTTCATTTCCAGCCATTTTTGGCACAATATATCTTTGCGATAACACCAATTATTGGCACAATATTGCTCTCATATTAATTTCATTTTCAGCCATTTTTGGCACTTTAATTGCAATTATTATATTAACTGAATACAATAAAAAACTTTTCAAAAAAGTGAAGAAAAGTGTTGACAAGATGAATTCGATTCAGTATAATGTGTACAGAAGTTAAGGAAAACCAAACTTTTCAAAAAACTTTTCAAAAAAGTGAAGAAAAGTGTTGACAAGATGGATTAGATACAGTATAATATATTTAAAGATTAAGAAACAACAACATAAACTTTAATAGGAATTAAAATGAAACATTCAAACGTTAATATTATTAGTACTGAAATGAGAGAAGCATATAAAACAGTAGGTAGCGACATTGTTACTAGAAATGCCATTTTTCAACCTTCAGGACGGTTTTTAACCCCAGTAGATTCAATTGAACATTTTGAATTTAAAGATTTCGGATTATTAGAAGCAGATTTACAAGAATTACAAAGTTTAAAAGATGCCAACATTGACAATTTACCGAATAATACATCACCATTCGTTATTCAAATTGGTTTTGATGACATGGAACCTATTTATCAAGCAATAGACCAAAGATCCTCACAATTGATTGAAGCCGCTGAAAAATTAAATATTGAGTTATTATCAATAATCATTTTAAGCCCACGTGATGAGGACTATACACCAGTCAAAACAACAGAAGTTGAAAAAGTGAAAGAAGCTGCAAAAACTACCGAAGTTACCAAAACTATAGAAGTTGCAGAAATTGAAGAAATAAAAACAGAAGAAACCGTAAAAATGGCACAAAATGGCGTTAAGATTACAAAGAAAAACGGAGACACAAAATGGGCTAAAAGTTGGGTCAAACGAGCAATTGCAAAAGACCAAATTGAAAATCCTAATGCGGATTATGAAGTAGTAGAAATTGAAAATAAATTTGAAATTTACCGTAAATAAGTCTTGACAAGACGGAACCAGTGCAGTATAATGTTTTCAAAGAGTAAGAAAAACAATTTAAAGGTATTTGAAATGAGTAACAATAACGAAATGGTTTCAGTAGAAACAAAACCATATAAAATTAGTTTGGCATTGTTGGTGACACCCGCCCACATTGAGGTAAATAACGAACTTGTTGAGTCTCTAAAAAAGACCGGTATAAATGCAACTGTGCCATTATGTACTCCAACAGGAGTTGATACATACCAATTATTAACTAATCAAGAGTTATATTTTGCTGCAAAAGCAGCTGGCATAAGATCTTTATGGGTACTTTTGATCGTAGGATCAAATGAAGAAAAGAACGAAATGAAAAAACAACGGAATATCCAAAAAGAAGTGCAAAAAGAAGTGCAAAAAGAAGTACAAAAAGAAGTACAAAAAGAAGTTTTTTTAGAAAAGAATATTGAATTGCTTTATAAAAAAGACAATACGAGTGATTGGGCTAAAAGTTGGGTAAAACGAGCTATTGAGGCACATAAGATTGGTAACAAAGGTTGTACATATACAACCGAAGAAACTATTAAAGGGAAGTTTAAAATATACATTAAACGGGAACAAGAAAAGGAACAAGAAAAGGTTCTAAATAGAACCGACGTGGCATGTATTAGCGACAAGTATTATGATTTACATGATCAGCATTACCATGTATATTTAGCAGCAATGAAGTTGGAAGGTAAAGCAATTGCATTAATATTACGAGACCCGTTAGATGAGTTAAATCGTGAGTACTTTTATGATGCAATGGAATTATTGAGAAGTTACGATGCCATAGAGGCAATTAAATATTTAAACATCAAAAGTAACATAAAATATGTCATTTGAATTAGCAGCAGCAGGGTTATTGGTGGCTGGTAGTGTAGCATTAATTACATTAACAGCCAAACAGAAGGCAGATAAAGCATTAGCAGAAAGTAAAGATTTACGAGAACTTTTATTAGCTAAAGAACAACCACAACAAAAGCGTATTTAGTCAATTACAGGAATATAAAATGTTATTAACATCACAACAAGAGAACAACGTAAGATACACATTTAATACTTTATTAGCGAATCCTACACATGTATCATTGATAAAAGACTTACATCAGCAATTAATGCTGGATTGTACTGCAATCGCCTTAACAAGCACCTTCAAGCAGTTTATAAATGCGCTAAAAGTTTTGATAAATAATGAAGTAGCAATAATAGATCGAAAAATGTTAGATATTTTAATTGAAAGTGTCAACCATATGTTAAAGTTATCTTATAGTTTACCAAAGAAAGTACGTAATAAGAACCGTATTGGTTCTAAATTAAATCCTGTAATACCCATTAAAAAAAAGGTAACTGAAAAGGGCTATAAAACATTGGCATTTGCTAAAAGAGGTCTTAAATCGCGCCTAAAGAAGTTAAGGTTGAGCATAGAAGACCTAAAAGTTGAGTACTTGAAGTTTGAAGACGATTCATATTATGTAATATTTGACTTAAATAAGTAAATTTAAAACCACGTTAGTATTAAAGTATAGCACATAAATTTTAACTGCAAATACAATGACTTAGAGGTTCGGACATTTCTAGCTATTGTAAAGACTGTATAAGTACTGCTAAAGTACTTATATGGCTCTCTATGTGCTTAATAAGCTTGACAAAAAGTTAAATTTGGTAACTACTTTTAAAATCTCTACACTGGTTCTATATTGTACCAAACTAGTTATATAGTCCTCACTATAAATAAGGACTAAAAACAGTGAAAAGTGGCTCTTTGGTAGTGCATTTAAGAGATTTTTATAAAACTGAAGTTCCATCAAAAAATCAAATTTAGTAGTGCTTAAAACGGCTTAAAAGGGGTTAGGTGGATTCTATAAAAGGGCTTGAAGTTAGGGTAAATATTCAATCAAAAAGTAAGTGTGCAATAGTGGTATAAAGTCGCATATGTCCGTCAAAGGCTATTATAGTAATAGGCTTTGTCAGACTAATGGGCTTCTACGGCATTTTGACATATTTATGACAGGTACCAACACCCCTCAAATATATATAATATACATGGACCACAAGAAAAGGCTTTGATGTCACAACTGAAGTTGCTTTGATGTTACTTCTAAGTAGGCACAAAAGAGCTTTTTTTCAATAAAACCAGTTAATAAACAAGAAGTAAAACGATTTAAATTCCGCTAAACTATTCCAATAAAGTACTAATTAAGGCTGTTTTAGTGCTTTATTGATCATTTCCGATGTGTAAAAACTCCCTTATAGTCTATATTTCGCTTATTTGTTAAAGGTAACAACGAGGCAAAACACGGTGAAATTTAAAAACTTAACCGGAAGCTATTTAAAAATACTAGTACAGTGTTTTAAAAAGATTGTGGCACTAACATATATTAAACTCATTTTTCTTTTAAACAAACTAGATGCTAGCTTCGGTAATGATGACGATATAACACATATTAATAACCTTATTGAAAAACGTAAAAAGTCACTTAAACGGTGAAATAACCCCCAAAAAGGGGCTAGTAAGGCTATTATAGACTTACCCAGTCTTAACTGTCTTAGACTATTATTATAACCGGAAATATAGAACTATGAAAAATTATTTAATGGTAACTTTAAGTGTGCCGGCAGTTGCTAAGATGTACTACGACACAAATCAAGATGAAATTGCCTCCGTATCTAAAGCTATAATTGAATTAAAAGAACCCACAGAGTTGGTAACACTTTTAAATGAAGCTTCATTAGATCATTTATTAGATATGGGAATAGTATTTGAGAATGCTTATAAAGACACTATAGGCTACAGTACTATTGATGATGTGGTAACTGTTATGTCAATTAATGTTGCCGCCGCGGTGCCTGTTGAGGTAGGCGTAGTAAAAACATTGGCAGTAACCGCAATACTTGAGTACTGTTTAGAACTTGAGGCTATTAGTGACACTGCATTTGATAATATTAACGCGGCTTTAAATGTGTATAGAAATTTAATAGGCGATTTCACTTTAAATCAAATTGAAGAAGCTAACAACTTCTTCAGTTATTCTGTACTTGATCAAACTGAGAACCAATAATGATAAAAGTAACAAAACTAGATATAACCGAAAAGTGCTTTGAAATTGAGACAATTAAACTCTTCAATGCACTTACATTAGGACTTAAATTGAGCTTAATGTATACTGAATGCAAAGACATTTCTACAGCTTTAAAGGCTCATGTTGAGCGAAAACGTACTATTTATGCAATGAGAGTTAAACGTTCATTTGATTATGGGGGACGACGTTCCGCAATACGAACCATAAATCGCCTAAAATGGCGCGGTAAAATGGCGCGAGTTCGCTTTGTTAATTAAAACATGTAACCACAATAAAGAATATGATAACTACTATTCTTTATTGCATAGCTGTTCAATTCTATTGAGATATTACTAAATGCGTCAATATATAACTTTAAAAATGCTTAAACGGCTACTATTTGATGGCAATACAATAACTTTTGGTGACAGAAGTCTTAAAGGCACTGTAATTGACAATAGAACCATCAAGAAGCCAGACAATTTAGCACTTTATTTGAACAAAGTAAATGGGGTCTATTTGGAATGGTATCATAAAGAAGAACTAATCAAAGTAATTTATGTCGGCAAGACATTAAAAGAGTATTATCTTGCACTTATATTGACTGAGGATATTTTATTATTTGGGCAATATAAACCGCCATTTTCTATGGAGTGTTTAAGTTTATCATATAGTTCATATTCAGAACTACTTTTATATCTAAGTAATAAATTTAATTTACAGTTGAATATAGTCTGTAATGGCACTTTTACGCTTAAATTAAACGATATAAGCATTTATGAGTCTGAACAACGGCAAGAAATCTTATTATACCTATACATAGGCTTACAAAGTTTAGTTAAAATTGCAGAAATTGAGCCTACCGAGTGGCAAAAATCTTTAATAGAACCTGGTACTGTACCTTTAAAGAGGAAATCCATTGTTACATATTGTAAAGTACCCCCGAACATAATGGGTAATCTTTTAAAGCATCCTAAAGTGCGTAATTTAGATGTGTTTTTAGCAAATAAAATTATTTTAAAATTCAAAACCTTAACGGTGGCAATAGAATGAAATTCAAGAAAATATCAAAAATAGCAACTTTCGAGAGGGCAACAAATGGCTCGGCAGGATACGATTTAACTGCTTGTACCCAAAGTTTCGATGGAAGCACTTTAACAGTCTTTTTAGGGGTCGTAGTAGAAATACCGGATGGCTATGTAGGATTACTAATCCCGCGTTCTTCAACATACAAGAAATATGGTTTAACATTATCAAATAGCGTTGGTGTGATTGACTCTGATTATAGGGGTGAATTAATGGCAACTTTTACAACTAGCATCGCCACATTGCAATCACAAGTACAACTTGGTGCAAAAATAATGCAATTGTTGTTGATTAAGTGTAATACACCTGAACCAGAAGAAACAGACAAATTAAGTCTACCAAAAACAGGTAGTTTACCAAAAAGAGCTAGAAAAGTACCTATTAAGACGAAAAAAAACAACACTTTAGCCGCACTTTAGTTGCCTTTTATTGCACTTTAGAGGTTCTTTATGAATGATTTAGATATATTACGCTCTAAATATATGGAACTTGTGGAACTTTCAAAGTCAAATAAGGTGCCATGTTATGTTGCTAGTGTCGTAATTGGTCTGACACCTGTCACATATTTGACTGCATTGTCTCTTTTAGGTGAAGAAGAAGGAGACGACAAGATATTAATGACTTTACGGCAAAGTGATTTTGCACAGTATGTTTCATTAATAAATGCACCTGAAGAAAATGAGGTACAATTAAAGTTGTTTGAGCCACTGTTTCTTTTTCCAGAAAATGCAAATTCTGAAGTTACCACATTTAAAGTAATTTTTACCGAAAGTGCGGAAAAAGAAACACCAAAGAGTATAAATATATGAAGAAACTAGTATTATTTTCAGGTGTACAACGGAGTGGAAAGACTTACGGTGCAAATACTTTAGCTAAAATCTTTGAGGGGCAATTAGTAAAAACAGAAATCAAAGGTTTCATAATTAAAACCCATTCAAAGTTACATTACTGCAAGTTAATTGGCGGCGAACTGGGTTATAAAGAGAATTATACTGTTCATAAGGCTATTTTAGAGCATTTGATGAGTCTCATCATGAGTTCTTTACGCTCAGATAAGAATTTAATCGTACTAGATAGAGGCTTAATAGACGTTCTAATGTATTTTAAGAGTGGTAAACACCATAAAGACGATTTAAAATCTTTAATAATTTCCGTAAAGACTAAACTGTTTTATATACAAACGCTATTTGATTTACATACTATCTTTCATCCATTACCGTTATCAAAATACATCACAGAACAATTAAAGCCTTCATACGAGCTATTAAGAGCAAATTATGTGCATTGTGAGAAGGCTTTAAATGAGCATTATTGAAACTATAAATAACTTTAACATTACGCCGTCAGGTAAAATGCTCATAAATAGTAAAAAATCACGTATTTTCATTAGCGGTGCGGTAGGTAGTGGAAAAAGTACCGCGGCAATGATTGCGCTAGTAAAGCGCGGGATGGAACAACCCTTATATGGTGGTGTTAGGCGTTCTAGGCTGTTACTTTCAAGGTCAACTCGCCCTGAAATCCTAATGACTCTTCTAAAGACTTTTTTAATGCTATTTCCAACGACTAAAATGAAGTATGGGCATCCGATAACTGGTACATTATCACTGTTGAACGATAAGAATGAACTTTGTGTATTAGAATTGGTCTTTCTAGCTGTTGGAAACAAAAAGGACGTGGACAAAATAAAGTCGTTTGAAATTACATGGGGTTATTTAAATGAGGTTACTGGTATACCATATGAAGTTTATGTGGCATACTTAAATCGCATTGGTAGATACCCATCAAAGATGAATGGAGGTGTAAACTCCTATGGCATAATATGTGACACTAACGCTTTTCCTACCACTCATTGGTTAAAAGAAAAGTTCTATAAAGACTTTCCTGTAATATGTCCTGAAACAGGTGATTTTTTAGAGACTGATGATATGTTACTTATTAGGCAACCACCGGCTTTAAAAATGTTTCAAACTAAGGTTAAGGCGAATAAGTATGCCAATAGTATTGGTTTCACGGTACATAAAAGTTTAAATAACCAATATTTCGTACAAAATCCACATTGTGACAACTTGACAAACTTACCTGATAAGTATTATACTGCTTCAATTGAAGCTAAAACCACCCCAGACATTCGTGTAAACTATATGGGGCATTTTATGAGTGATGATGTGGGTAGTGCGGTATGTTACCCAATGTTTAAGGAATATTTGCACATAACAGAAGAAACACAAAACCCTAAAAGTGCGTCTTTGGTAGCCTTGGGATGGGACTTTGGATTAACTCCGGCGTGTGTAATAACATATACAACAATAGTAAAGGATGAGGACTGTAATGCCATTTATAAAGTGCATGTTGCTGGTGAAGTATTAGGCATAAATGTTGGTTTAGAACAATTTGTACCAGAGGTTACGTTAAAGCTAAATGAATTGGGAATCCAAATTAGTGACACACTCTCTTTTATAGATGTGGCAGGACAACAGCGTGCGCAAAGTGATGAAAGTACATGTTTATCGGTACTGAACAAGTATGAATTTCAAACGGGTGGCACCGTAACTCAAAATGTAATGAGTAGACTAGAAGCGGTACGTAATTTGTTCTATACTGAGGGACAATTTACTGTTCACAGTGGTTGCACGTCCTTAATCCAAGGCTTTATCTCAGATTATAAATTCAGTGATTTAATGTTGATCAAAGGAATATTGAAACCTGACAAAGACAACAGCCATATACAGGACGCATTACAATATGTAGCGTTGGGAATAGACACATTATATGACATTGATGAGTCAATCACAGGTTTTTAGCTAGATGGTAATTCTCTGACAGGTGCTTATATATTATAGCATCTGTCAATAGAATGGGCTTCCTCGCAAACTGCGCTTTTAAAGCCCTTTGATAGTACCATTCTGCTATTGCTAAAGCTTTGATAAAACCAAAACTTCAAAAGTGACTTTTTATCCTTTAGACTCAACTAGTTACATATTATTGGGTTTTTTAGCAGTGCTTTTTTATTTGGAAAGTTATAACACATTGAAATTTAACACGAAAAGGGTTCTATTATTTTGAAAAACTTTACTGGCATTGATAGTGCCTATTTAAGATTGCTTTGGAAGGTGTTAAACAGCGGCGAACTGATACAATCAAGAAATTCTGAAGTAGTTGCATTAACCAACACGCACATAAAGGCAGACTGTAGTAATCATAAAATGCCTATAGTGTCTTTGAAAAAGACTAATTATAAGAGTGCAATCACCGAACTTATATGGTTTTTGAAGGGTGACACTAACATAAAATACTTAAACGATCGTGGTATACATATTTGGGATCAATGGGCTGACAAAGAAGGTAATTTAGGTAAAATTTATGGTTATCAATGGGCGTTTCAAATTGAAAACGTTCTTTTTGAACTAAAGGAAAATCCCTTTTCACGGCGTTTGATGGTTAATAGTTGGAACTATTCTGAACTAGATGATATGAACTTACCACCATGTCATTATAATTGGCAACTATTGTGCTATGAAAATGACAACGGTACAATAGACCTAGATATGGTAGTCTCAATGAGATCAAGTGATCTTTTTGTTGGTTTACCGTTTAATTTAGTCAATTATGGTACATTACTACACCTCATAAGTCATCATGTGGGCTATAATGCACGAAACTTACATATAAATATGGCATCTGCTCATATTTACTGTTCTCATATAGAGACTGTAAAAACTTTACTTGATCGTAGTATCACACCGTACAAACAAAGTACAATAACGTTATTGCACGACGCATCATTAAGTTTACCTGAATTGGTACCAGAGACCATCGTAATTAATGGTTATGAGTCAGGAAAGTTTTTAAAAGTCAATGTTTATAAATAATAAAATCAACTAATTAGGAATCAACTTAAATGTCAGTTAAAATAATGGATTTAGATGCAACGGTAGTTAGTTTTTTCAATACTTTAGATACCACCAGCTACGAGGCGGCAATATTAACCACCACAGGTAATCTAAGTAAACATCAAGATTATTCTTATTTAGCAGCCCGCTTGTTGGCAGAACAATTAGTAATTAAGCTTCGAGATAGTGGTAATTACAAGGATAAAAATACATATTTTAAACACTATATTGAGTCAGCCATCAAAAGCGGTAAATTAAACCCTAAATTAGCTACTAGTTTTGATCTAAAACGCCTTAACGACGCATTTAATTTTACACATGTGGATAACTTTCATTATATTGGTTTGAAAACATTGGTAGATAGATACTTAATTAGAGACAATAACAACATAATTATAGAGCTACCACAGGCGTTTTTTATGCGAATTGCCATGGGTGTATCCTATAATGATGGCACCAAAGAAGAATGCACAAATAATGCAATTAAATATTATCGTGTTATGTCTTCATTTGAATACATGCCATCAACCCCAACACTGTTTAACAGTGGAACTGCGCACCCGCAATTATCAAGTTGTTTTGTTTCTTCTGTAGAAGACTCTATTGATGGCATATTCGGTGAATTAAAAGATGTTGCACATATCAGCAAACATAGTGGTGGAATTGGGCTTGATTGGACAGATATTAGATCATCAGATAGTAAAGTATTAGGGATTGATGGTAAATCACAAGGTATTGTACCATTTATGAAAATCTTTAATGACACTTTATTGGCAGTTAATCAGGGCGGCAAGCGTAGAGGTGCAGGTGTTGCCTATATTGAGACTTGGCATAAAGACATTTATCAGTTTTTAGAGTTAAGGAAGAACACCGGTGACGACCGATTAAGATGCCATGACATGAATACGGCGCATTGGATACCAGATTTATTTATGGAAAGAGTGAAGAACCACCAAAAGTGGACTTTATTTGATCCTAATGAAGTTAAGCTTGCGGGTTATGAACTACATATGGCTGTAGGAGACGATTTTAAGGCTCTTTATGAAAAAGCTGAGAGTGATAAACGCTTGCGAAGTGCTACACAAGTTCTAGCAGTAGATTTATGGCAAAAAATGTTAATCTCATTATTTGAAACCGGGCATCCGTGGATTACATTTAAAGACACCTTTAATCTTAGAAACCCAAGTAAATCACAGGGGGTAATTAAGTCTAGTAATCTATGTACCGAAATTGGATTAAATACATCAAATCATGAGCTTGCTGTATGCAATTTAGGTTCTATAAATGTTACTAAAATGGTCATTAACCAAGAAATTAACTCTATAAAGTTACAATATGTAGTATCTGTAGCTGTCCGTATGTTAAATGCTGTAATTGACTATAACGCGCTTCCAGTAGGACGTGGTAAGCTCTCAAATAAAAAATATCGCCCTATTGGACTAGGTTTAATGGGTTTTCACACGATGTTGCAACAAAATAAGCTCAGTTATGAAGACCCTTCAGCACTAAAGTTGTCATCAAAACTGTCTGAATTAATACAATACTATGCCACCTCAGAGTCCATTGAGCTAGCCAAAGAGAATGGACCATATCCAGCCTTTAAAGGCTCATCATGGGATGACGGCAAATTAACTCATGAAACTATTGAGGAAGTTAGAGGAAACAAAGATGGCTCATTTAAATATTATACAAATGAAATACCGTTAAAGTTCTATGAAGGTATCAAAGCGGACATAAAAGAATTTGGTATATATAATTCTACTTTAACCGCAATAGCACCTACTGCCACAATTGCAAATATTTGTGGCGTTTCACAGTCTATTGAACCACATTACTCTAACTTATATACTAAAGTCAATTTAAGCGGGGAATTTGTACATATTAACGCTGAGTTAGTCTCAGAATTGACCGAGTTAGGTAAATGGGATGCGGAAAGTTTTGATATTTTATTAGAAAATCATGGTGATGCACAATATTTAAGTACTAAAGATGTGCCACAATATGTAATTAATAGATTCAAGAATGCGTTTCAAATTGACCAAATCAAGTTATTGAAATGTACAGCAGCGCGACAACGATTCACTGATCAATCCATATCAATGAATCTATATATGAATGGCTCAGATGGTAAACAGTTATCACACTTATACACCAGTGCATACAATATGATGCTAAAAAGCACCTATTATTTACGTACTAAAGCCGCAACAACAATAAATACTCATAGTTCTATAAGGGCTATAAAATGTTCTATAGATGACAGCAGTTGTGAAGCTTGTCAATAACTTTTAATAGCACATTTAAAATACCTTAAATGTGCTAAACTCATGAGATAACTACAAATGATTAATGTAACAGATAAACTAATAAATGTCGGTACCCGTGTTATAGGTGATAATAAAATAATTTTAGGAAATAGTGAGCCTAGGCAACCGTTGCCCGTAATGTTCCCTAATATCAGAGAAAGATTTTTAAATAGTAGGTTTAATTTTTGGACACCGAACGAAATTGCAATGGCTGAAGACAAACTACAGTACTCTAATGGTACTATTTCTGAGCAAGAAAAAGCCATTATAGCCGCTAATATCAGCTATTTGACAATAGGTGACACCTTAGTGCCAGACAATATTGTAAATCATATATTACCAAGAATAAAAACGCCTGAACTGCGCCAATACCTAAGATGGCAAATTGCAGAAGAAGCCAACCATATTGAATCTTATCTGTACATTTTAGAATCTTTGGGTATTGATACTGAAGGACAAGGTAAAATATTTAACATTTATCAAACTAATGAAGCTATTGCGGAAAAAGTGAACTGGAACTTAATGAACTCTCAACAACTAAATGACGATGTTCCGAGTGAAGACCTATTATATCAAGAATCGTTAATAATTAATTTAGTTGCGTACTTAATGTTTGAACTAGTGTTTTTTCCTGCTGGTTTTTCACAGATATTTGCTTTTGCACGCAACGGAAAAATGCGTAATATGGCGCAACAATATACCTTCATTTGGCGCGATGAGGCACTTCATGCCGATAACGCGGCGTTTATGTTACGACAGTTAATGTATTTCGAGAATGACAGGTCTATTTTAAATAGAAGCCTTCTAAAGCGCATTTATAACGTTTTATATGAAGGCTTTGAACTTGAAATGGCACATATTCGCAGTGTATTTAGCGGTTTTGATATTGTGGGATACTCTATATCCGATTATGAAAAATACGTTAAATTTCTAATAAACCAATTGTGTAAACAGCTTGACATTGATATAGTTTTCACGGATGTTCTACATAACCCAATACCATGGGTATTAGCGTACCAACTAGGCACCGAAGCTAACTTTTTTGAAAGTAGAGTTAAGGAATATAAAGTAGGCGTATCATTGGATTTTAATTAACTGTTGAAATTCAGTTTATGTAATGTTTCTTTTTTGTTTCAAAAACGTCTTTTAAATTGAACCAAACCATTGCACAACACTATGAAAACATTGTAGAAGTGCTTAACTTGGTAATGGAAACGCGCTGAAACAGTGTCTAAAATTGCTGAAACATGTTGAAACAAGTTAGAACCATATTGAACCGTGCAGAACCAATTTGAAACTTGTAGAACCATTGTTACCAGATTGTAAAATAAATTATAATAACTTACGTGGTATTCCCCTACATACTGTATATGGATCATAAATAGCTAATTTTTGCAACAATTATTTCATTAAAATTGAATTTAATTTTTAAATAAATTATCGTTTAATATAAGCAGCTTACCCATTTTTACCCTAAAAAAGTTGCTAAACGTGTTATTATAGTGCTATACTGCTAATATAAGCTAAGTAAACTTATGCGTACACGTTATTAACGCATTTGGTTGGGCTTTGTTTCATATATGTTCAATTAAATCTGAAACGGGTCCGCAGAAGGCTATATGGTTGCATGAATACACAAAGAGTGTCCAAAAGTACCCATTCACGTCTCAAATGGTTTTTAGTTCCGCTCAAGACCGTCACAATATGTTTTTATATGTTTCCATACAGTTTCATTAGAGTACTCTCTACACATAAGTATAACATAACTTTTATTCAACATCAACGATGTTTAAATCAATAAAAATACGCATTATTGGGTCTAACGCATTGGTTATAACTTTAGATTGTACCATATGACCTTTGTTTGGCTTATCTAAAAAAGAAAGTCCAGCAGGAATTTTCATAGTTACTAAATTAGATCTTTTTAAAGCACTTTTACGTGCTTTGATAAATCTATACAAGAGAATTACAAGCGGTAACGATAAAGCACCATATTGTGCTTTAATTGTCTTTTCTGAAGCTACTTTTATAAGGTCTTTAGGTGTAAACTTGTTATTTAACGTGCCGCCAATGTCCATTGATTCGGTGCATTTAGCGGCTAAAAGGGTGTTTTTTATTATTATGAAACATGACCATTTACCGTACTTGGCTGTATCTAATAATCCTAAATCTATTACTGAGATACCTTCAAAAGAATCTGATTTCAGTGACCTATATACTTCACTAAATGCGCTTGTTGTAATAAACAAGTAACCAGCGTCTACAAAAGGCTTTAAAAGTTCTGGATTAAGCTTTTTAACATAACTTAAAAACGGTACTGGTGCTATATACTCTTTCCCTTCATTATCTTTAAATAGATCACCATAGCGTTTACCGGCGGCATATAGTGAATTCTGTATACTTAAATCTACTAATGAGGCTAGTTTATTGCAATTATTAGCAAAACTAGGTGTTTTTTTAGCAATTTCAAGCGATTTTGCAACTGAAAACAATTTTGTAGCTAATATCTCATTTGTGAATGAAAACTTTTGATATGACATTATAAAACTTCCTATTAAAATTAATACAACTTTGTTTGATGTCTATGGGTACCATTATACAGTAAAGTACCCTTAGTTGCAACCTTTTTTTTAAAAAATTTCGTCGCCAATTAGTTGTATGTCTTCAATGTCTTCAAAAGCTTCTAGTTTATTCTCAAATGTGTTTTCTGCAACATCTATATCTGCCAAGTCTTCTGGGGCTATATTAGCCATTAATTTATTATAGCAATAAGTCACTAATTTTGCTCTTTCTGAGTTCGCAGTTATTACGTCGTCAATAATAGCGTATCCAATACGTTTTGCGTACATTTTAAGTAATTTTACAGCTATCTCATCGGAGTGTTCACCTAATAATACCTCTCTTGAGTACGGCATTTGTAGGCTCAATGCGGATAATACTGAACTAATTAGTACTTCATGAGAGTATTTATTAATTAACTTAGAGAATCTTTCAGTTGCCTCAGCTAATGAGCTTGTATTATAACAATTTAGAAACATATGAACGCCTTCAAAATCAGTGCGCAACAGACTACCCAAATAGGTACTCTCAAATTCAAGTTTATTTGCCACATTTGGTAAATCAACTTCTAATGCAATTAAATTTCCTATTGAAAGAAATTTATTTTCTAATAGTTGCAGACCATCCACAGTTTCAATTTGTGCTTCATTTAACACTATCGCGATGTTTTCTTTGTCTGTAGCAATAACTTTACCCGATTTAATCGCTTTTAACTGTATTTCGTCCATATCATGGATTATTGCGGCACATTCTGTAATATATTTTTGATTATATTTGGTCAATTCTTCAGATAAATAGTGATTTAATTCCTTTATAAGTCGGCGATATTCACCACTTTTAGAGAAACTGTCTGGCATTTTCTGCACTTTATAACCTGCATTTTTTAGCATCAAATGTATTTCTTGTTCACTATCCGCAATATTAAAGGCGGTTACTGCCAATAATAATTGTCTTTCACCAACACTTAAACGCTCGAAATTCACTAATTTATGTGAGCTACTCTCGGTAGCTTTAACTTTATTTTGAAAACTTGCCGCACTTGAGCCATCAAATAAATGTATTGTGTTTGTACGATTTCTTGCTCGGTTTAATAATTGTAACATTTCAGCGCGTGTAATGTTACCGTAAAAGTTGCCATAAACTGCGCGTTGTTTTCCTATAAAAGATATTCCGGTACTAACGGATGGTGTTACTATAATATCTTGGTAATTGGCATCTAATGCGTTTATATCTTTTAATTCATCGTCTTTTGTCATTGAGTTAATTACTTTCGCAGTTCTTCCTAGGCTCAATGATAGGGCGTACATTTTCTTTGATTCTTGTAACGAATCAGTCACAAATAAAGTTGCTTCTGCGCTCATAGTAGAAATTGCACTTGCATATATTAAATGCAGCTCTCCTGCCGTAGCAGTTAAGTTTACATCTATAACTGCATTATTATTACTTTTACGGTCATAACCGGCTAAAAAGATTGACGGTGTTTCGTTAAACATTTCTTTGAAAAATACGTATACCGCATCATTATTGTCTGCACTTAATGCAATTAGTTTTTTACCCTTGTTTAAAGACTCTTGCATACCATTAATGATTTCTAACTTATGTTTTCTAATTCTTTGGCGTTCTAATAATAACTTAATTATTAAATGAGATTCATCCATTATAATATGGGTGTTAGCCAAGTATTTGTACGAGCTGTCTATTGTAGTTATGACTATTTTAGAATCATTTGCGTTTTTATCTTGATAAGTGCTACATTTGATACCGTGAGATGTTAATGTCGCATGTGTTTGCTTGACTAAGGCTATATTAGGTAAAACTATTGTAACAGCACCCTCAAGGGTTTTTAAATGCTTTATAATGATGTTTGCTGTCTTACCTGATCCCATTGGGGCGGTTATTAGCTCAATATTATTCCTATTGGACTTGAACCATTCAGTAGTGTCTAACTTTGGGTATCCTTCAGACATATCAATTGTAGATAGCATTACTGGACATGATTCTGAAATTTTAACGAACTTTTGGGGTATTATTGATAGTAGCTCAAGCATTGAAGCAATTACATTTTCAACAGTCTTAAATGCAGGTCTTTTTGCTAAGGTTATTATAGCTTTGTTGCAATGTAATGAAGTTAGTTCATTACTAGATTCTGTAATAAGTTGTTCTAGTGCTTTAACGTCTTTTAGCGGTAAGCTGTCAATCATTTGCACAGCATTATGCGCCAATGACAATGCAATTGAGTTGGAATAAAACGTCATTGGTTTATCTATGGATAAGTTAAACGCTTCTTTGGAAGCAACATTATACCAATCATATAAATCAAAGTCATCAGTATCCTTAAATGCACCACTGGCTACAGCCATAGTTATATACTGATTTAGGATAGCCACGTTATGCCCTTTATTAGCCAATAAATTTGCAGCTTGTAACGTGCCTTCTCGTCCTGCTTTGTCGTTATCTGGAACTAAAATAAATTGTTTTAATCCTATTATAGCCGCCTTTTTAACTTGTTTAGCGTGTTTAATTAGATTTGATATACCATTAGTAGCCGCAACGGTAATTGGACCGTTAGTATGTGCTAATCTGCCGGCACAAATTGCATTAACTAAGCCTTCAGCTAATACAATAACGGTGCTACCGGGTGCTTGATGCCCACAAAAGCCAACAACACCGTTTTCTTGCATATGCTTAATTTTACCTGAAATGCGTAAGGAAGACACTATTGTAGTGTCTTCAGCTAAGCCATTGGCTATAATTGTATTTAAATTGGTAATCGGTGTATAAAGGTCTTTATCATGTGCTTTTGCACCAAAGTCTTGTAAAAGACTTAACTCTGCTGCTCTTAAAGAGCTTTTTTTATTACTTATATAGTCAGTGTTTTTAACAGCTTCTTTTGAAGCAGCTAACTTTGAAAACAAACTTGTGGCTATTTTTCTACTTTGATTTGATACGCAAATTTTAGCTGTAGGCACTCTATCAGAGTCTTCGATAGTTATTGCATTGTTTCTGGTGGATGCTGCAATAGAAAAACTTTTGCCAATAAAGCGTTCTTGTACTGAAGGTGAAAATGCGTTAAAGGTTGCGGATATATTCGCACCTTTTCCATTTATATAAACAGAACATCTAAGGTTGCCGCGGTCAGCCAAAACAAATTTATTTTCACCGTCGTCCAGTTTTTCTATTAAAGATTCTGCACCGTCTTCTAAAGATAAACCTAAATAATCTTTGTTTGGGTAGTCGTTAATGTCTAAATTAGTAGAAATTTCGTCACATACGGCTTTAATTTTTACAATTAATTTCTCTGCTTCTGTTGCAGTTATTTTGTAGCTCATAATATTTAGCCTATTATTTAATAAGATTTACAATCATTATACAGTATTCAAGAAAATTTTGCAACATATTTTAATGTTTTTTTTATTTTTGCGTATTCTCTAATATATTCAATAGCTTGAAGTATTCCATAGTACAATTCAAAACTATAAAAATCAATAAAACTATAACTCGTTGAAATTAAATGCAAATAAGGCACTTTTGAAGTTTTGGTTTTATCAAAGCCTTTGTCACAACAGAACGGTACCATCAAAGGGGTTTGAAAGTGCAGTTTGTGGGGAAGCCCATTCTATTGACAAAGACTATAATATATAAGCACCTGTCAAAGAATCACCATCTAGCTACATATTATGGGTTGGGTGTTGTTGGCGGTACCACGTTTCCGCTATCGTCCATATAATTGGCACCAATTGATTTTAAATAGTCCATTACAAAATCTATTTTATGCTCAATTACGTCCAATCGCATGGAAAGACTTCCGGAAGTGTGTACGCCAAGTGTTCTTGATCTAAATCCGGATACTTTTTCCGTATAAGTGTACGTATAAGAATCAACTAAAAAGTTTTCTACCAATAATAACCAATCTTTTGCGGGTACACCAAATGCGCTTTTTGCGTCAATATCATCTTGCCAAGTATTGTTTGTCACTATACTTGCCGTATTTGTTGCTATTGCATTAGTATTGGTAGTCACTGAAGTATTTAGGGATGCAATATCCAGTCTATTTGTTGTTGTACGTGATGTGTTTGTATCTATAGATGTATTTAGCGTGTTTATATCTGTATCATTTGTACCTATATTGGTCTCTATTACGGTTAAGATGTTTTCTATGTCATCTAACATTGAGTAATATTGCGCAAACCAGGGTACCGTACCCGCAGGTATTTTATGTTGTGATAAAGTTGCCATTATGTGTATTTACCTTTAAATTCATTGTAAGTTAATCCGAATACTCCAAATGGAGCTTGTTTTGATAGTCCTGCTTCTAACTTGTCATAGTAGGTACAATCGGTACCGTATTCAAGCTTATCTTGTTCTAATTTAGCTCTAACCGTTGCTAACCGTACTCTTCTATAGTTCACCCTATTTCTATTGAACGCCCTTCTAGTGACCGATAAAGATGCTCTTGCTGCACCCGTTTTGATTGGTGTCCTCATTAAGATTTGATCAAATAAACCCTTTAAGTCTTTACTAGACTCGTTAAGAGCGTCATTATATACTTGTTCTATAACGTCCATTTTTGCACTCCTTATACTTATATAAGTATGTCAGAAAATTCAATTGATAAAAAATAAAAGTTTAAAAAAGTGCTTTATTCGCTATTTTTAAACTTAATTTTTTAGTAAAAATGGCTTTTTTTTACTAATTTAGCTTTTTTTAAGCGGTTTTTTTAAAGTAAACAACACTAAAAATATTTTATTATGTTTAATTTATCTGATTTCTTTGAAAGATTTCCAAAAACTCGTGACATTGACAATACATTATTCAAACTATTGGCAGTAAAGTTTGCATTTAAGGGTGAAAAAGATACAATAACTTTAAAAACCTCACAACTTGATACACTATGTAATCATGCGTTTAATTTAATACATGAACATAGACAAACACATTTATTCGCGGACTATTTATCTCACGAGGCGCACATATGATCTATAACGACACACAAAATACCTTTTATAAATTTAGCCCTATTTGGGCTATTATAGACTATTTATTGACCAGTGATATTACGCCTATCAAAGCTAATATGATTGAGCATTTAAATATTAGTGCGGAACCAGACGCGGTCATAGATGCGCGATTACAACATTTATGGACACCTTACCAATACAGTAGTGCTGTAGTTAAGTTGATAAGTAACATATTTAGCACCGACGCATTAAAAATCACATCAGGTACGAAAATTGTTTCTATTGACACTTTATTGAACATTGATGGGCTACATAATAGCGCGTTAAGTAGTTTTAAGCGTGGAGCATATAGTTTCATTAATTATGGCGGCGTGGCATCGGTTATAGTACCGAGAAATAATCAATTTATGCTTTATCAGCTAGATGGTAAGAACATTATAGACATATGTAAAAATAATATCGGTGTTATTGAGTTCATTAAATGGAAATCAATTGAGAATCATTTTGATCCAAATGAAAAAACGCTGCATAGTAATGAGGTTATTTATGAGTACTATATTAAAGACAATAAGGTAATTTTAGAAATTACCAATAATGGACAAGATGGCGTACAAACTATTACTGGAATAGGCGATAAAATACCCGTTGTAGGAGCTAATTTAATTTTTAACGACGACATTGTGTTTAGAGGTACTCCATATTTGTACACTTTGGCACTATCTTGTATAAAACTGTCAACTAATAGTGCCAATATTGATTATTTATTGGAAGAAGTTCTTCGACCACGATTAGTATACCAAGGCGCATCACCAATTAAAGCTATGAGTATGGGCGAAAACGCACGCCTACGCGGTATTAAAATTGGTACTATGGACAAGTTAAGTTTTCTTGAACATAGTGGTGGCTCCATTAATGCCGCAAGGGATCAATTAGAACGCTATTTAGTGGACATCCAAGGTATGACTGGTGTCAATAGTACAAACTACAGCGGTCAAAATAAAAGTGCCTTTGAAGTAGCTCAAATCAAAGAAAACGAGGATACATTAAAAACCTTTGTTACCGATAGGCTATTAACGTACTATATAGACGTACTTAAATTGGCTATGGAATTTCGTATTATTCCACCAATTGAAAATCTAATGATCACTTTTGAGCCAACTGGCTTTGAGTTATTTGATCAAAATATGAACACTACAGTACCAAAAGGCAAAATTAAAAAATGAAAATAGCACTAGTTATAGCCAACACTTTATACGAAACTTTGGATGAGGCTACTAAAGCCTATTATGTATCTGTAAATGGTCGATACGAGCTTAATATCGCGCAGTCTTCTATTGTTGAACATCAAAGCATTAAAGAGATTATGCACCCGCTTGTTGAAGAACAATTACAATTAAAACAAGAACTTAATGAATCTACAAAAGAGCTAAAAAGTTCTAAAGAACTTACAGAAAATGCAATAAATGAGCTATCTGCTCTACAAATTCAGCAAAAAGAGCATTTAATAAGCGCAAAAATAGATGCCGTTTTAGCCGATTTAACGCTATCCGATGCGAAAAAAGAGGTTATGCAAGCCATAATTAGCTCCGATGTTGACGCAATAAAGAGTAATAAAGATGTAAATATTGATCTTGAAATGTCTAATTTAAAGACAAAAATCGCCAATTTGGTTAAATTAAATCCGGATTTAGTTGATAAAACACCCTCGCTTAATGTCACAATTAGTAAAAAAGAACCTACAAAGGACATAAAAGAAGTGCAAAAAACAGATTTTAATGTGCCTTTTAATGATTTAAATGAGATTAATTTTGATGATTACATGTCCGAGTTCTTTAATAAAGACTAAATTAAACAAGGTTTATTTTTACAGGATGCTTTTTTTGCATATTATTTAAATATGAAGGGATACAAAAGTTTTCAAGGGATTGATTTTAATTTAACTTTAAGGAGTATGAAATGGCTGAAGTAAACAATTATGTTAATGATATAAGTGAGGCAGGTTATAACCCAAATCCTGAAGTATTCATTAATGAATCATTAGAAGCACTAGCGGTTGCCACTTTAGCAGCAATAACTCGCGGTGATGCAACAATTAGCGAACAATTTGGGAATATTACTACTCAATTACAAAATCAAATTGATTCCTTAGTTAATGACTCAGCTAGTGCAGAAAAGCTTAAAAGCTTAATTGAGTTAGTCAATTCATTAGATTTAAATACCGATGGTAGCATCGTCAATGACTTGTTAGCTATTAAATCCATTGCAGATAACGCATTAGAAATTGGTTCAGTTGCTGAGGCAAAAAGTGATGACGCATTAGAAAGAACTTTAGTGCTACGAGAAGACTTAATACAATATAAGTCCAATAATATAGCTATTTTCGACTCTTTTAGAAGCTCTATTGCAACTTTAGAAAGTACTTTAAATGATATTTATTTAAAGATATTAGAAAAAACCTCTAAGCAAGATGTGTGGGACTTAATCGGTACTAATAACAAACGTATTGAGGCCGGTTTTCGTGCTGGTGTAGCTGCATTTTCCGCAATTATGGCGGCTCCTATTTCATTAGACCCAAGTGAAACTGTAGTAGTCGGTGATGTGGTCTGAACAGAGGATTACGCGGGAAACATTATTCTGTCTTCAACAGAAGACAGTGAAAGTGCAAATATAGTGCCATTGGTTGACTTCAATGAAGTCCTATTTGCAAGTTCAGAAGAACTTAAAGTGTCTTTAGATAGTGTTGAGAGCGTTAAAGTTCTAATTTAATGGCTATTTCATTACTACCAAAACAAACCGTAGCAGTAACTTTTGATTGTACAATTTTCTTTGATAGACAGAAATTAAGTTCATCAAGAGTCACCGATGTGGTTTTTATAATTAAGAAAAAGCAAATTGACACCGATAGAAATGCAGTCCTCACTAAAAGTTTACTTAATGGCTCTATATCCATCATTAGCCAAACTATGGTTTCTGTTCTATTTGAACCAAATGACTTTAAAGTTTTAGAATGTGGTGAATCATATGTTTACGGATTAGGTTTCAAAGTACCTGAATTTGATCATTATGTTGAACCTATGATTTTAGACCGTGAGGGCAAAAACGCCAATTTCATACACGTTGGTTATAATTTTATTAACAATTAAAGGACAATTTAAATGGCTACTTTCCATGGAAATTACGCTAGTGTCATCCCACATCTATTGAAGGGATTTAGCAAAGCGTATCAACAACGAGTGAACTTACTGGCTACAGTAAACAATGATGCTGGCAGTATGCGAGCCGCAAAAGGCGAATTAATTAAAGTCAATTATGCTGAACCATTAAGTGTCACACCGGTTACACCATCACTTTCAACACCACCGGGTGAAACACCTTTATTTTACGATAAGGCAATTCAATTACAGCATTGGGATCACGTAAGATTTCAGCTAGATGATCGTGTGGTTGCTGGTAAAGGCGGTATAGTTGACCAAATTCCGTCCGCAATTAGTCAAGCTGCTGATGCTTTGAGTGATACACTAAATGATCGTATTGTTGCAGAACTTAAAAATACCGGTAATGTTTTACTTACTACGAACGCACCATTAAGCACATATCAAGATATTGTTGATGCTAACAAAGCATTGAGCTTTAAAGCACCGTCTACAGGACGGCTGGCGGTCTTTGGTCGTGAAACGGAAGCAATTATATTGACACAACCGCAATTTTTAACCCGTGATTTCCAAGCAGAATCAAAGACCATTAAAAAGGGTGTTATAGGACAACGTTTGGGATATGACTTTATGCCCATAAATGTGTCTCGTGGCGTGGATCATTCTGTTAGGGTAGACGGTGTAGTAACTTCTGCGGTACCTGCTATTAAAGAAGGTAGAGATTATGCCATCACAGTATCAGCAGCTCCTACAGGCGGCAAAGAGTTTCATGTTGGTGATATTTTATTGGTAGAAAAGTTTAATGGTGCTGCTACAGCGGGTAATGATAATACATTAACTCTCGTGGTCTCTCAAGGTGCTACATTATCAGGCGGTACCGCACAAATAGAGGTTCGTGGCGGCGGTGCGTTTCAATATTTAGGCGTTAGTGGTACTTTTGAAGCTCGCGTATTAAAGATTCAAGACGAGGCTTTTATTTATAACCAGACCGCATTAACGTTTGTATCACGACCAGCAGCTCCATTAGGCTTTACTAGTACTAGCGGCACTGTATTTGATTCTGGTGCAAACATTTCGTACACCATGGAAGTCGAAAGAGCGCATAAAATAACTCTCTATGATATTTCCATACTGTACGGTCTTAGAACTATGATACCCGAATTTAGTGTACGCTCGGTGAAAATAGATTTGGCAGATAAGTTCATTTAAAGAATTTCATTTATTGCCATTTTTGGTAACAAAAGAAGGACTATAAATCCTTCTTTTGTTTCTTATTAGCACAACATTGGAACAAAGGATGTTAGGCTTTATGTTAGTACAAAAACAGCGTGTTTTAGTAGAACTTGATTTATATGGAATTAGAGATATAACTACAGTAGGACCCGTTATAGGTCTTGATGGATTAATCAAAGATGCCGCCCTTTTTATAACCTTTAATTTTGACTTTTTAGGTACTAAAACGGTGTCAACTAATCTTTATGCTTTTCCAAGGACGGGAATAAAAGATGTTTTAGATACCGAGATACCAGAAGCCATACACGAGGCGCAATTGTTGTATATTCTTGCTGCTATGCGTGAATGCTCTATTAATGGTAAAGCTTTGCACTCATTTGGTTCTGGCGAAAATGTGACAAGATTAGGCGAAACCTCGGAACACCGAAAAAATAGTAGCAACGTTTTGTTTTTAAATATGAACCAGATATTAGAGCAATATCTAACTACAAAAAACCCGTTTGAATTTATTTTAGAAGACACTTAAAATTATGAAAATTGAACTTGTTAGTACCTTTGAAAGTAAAGTTAAATTATCTAAAGAAGCACGTGAGTTTGTCAACTTACCCTCTAATGTAAGTATATTATGTACGTATAAAGTCATTACGCCGGCTTTGATTGAGGAAATTGACAATATAAACACCGACACCGAAATATCAACAGCACAACGATTATTACGATTAGTTGACTGTTTTGTTGTTGACATCAAAACCACTAAAAATGGTGTTACTGAAGAACTTGAAGCAGTGGATGGTATAAAAACATATGCAGGCGTAGAGTTTTTACATGTTGCGCCAATTCATTTTATAAATAGTGTTACAAATACTTTTTTTTTAAAGATGAGTGCATCATAATTGAACAATGCGTATTAGAAGCTTTAAAGTGCATAGATAAGTCATCACATAAAAGCGGTGCAGAAAAGGACCATCTATTGTCGGGTTTTATGCAACTTGGATTCTCCATGGAAGAAGCTGAGAAGAGAATAAAAGCACAAATTGGTGATAATAGTGATGACATAATCCAAATTTTATCAATTATTAATGCGGAATTTAAGTTTTTAATGCTACATGGACTTGATTTGTTGAAAGAGGGTACTATTGAATGGTCTTCTCTAAAAGTTAAGCTTGAGCTATTGCGCCCCGAAGTTGATTATAGATTGTTATGCTATGTTTTTGAGGCTTACGCTCTTTATGCAAGGAACAAAAGTGATTAGTAAAATTAGTCTGTCTAACGGTTTATTTGAGCATCAAAATGTGCGTTTTATTAAGTCCATTAACGATATTACAATATTACAATTATGCACCGACAGTATTAAATACGATTTATTATTGGGCGCAATTGTTGAGTATCAATATCAGCAATATAAAATTATCAAAGTACAGATAGGCACCGCATACACTAAACTAACTACATTAAACACTAGCTGTTTTTAGCTAGATGGTGATTCTTCGACAGATGCTTATATATTATAGTCTTTGTCAGTAGAATGGGCTTTTACACCAACCGAGCTTTTAAAGCCCTTTGATAGTAACACTCTTGCATTACTATTGCTTTGATAAAACCAAAACTTCAAAAGTGCCTTTTTAGCCTTTAGACTCAATGAGTTACAACTTTAGCACTTTATTTGTTCTCATTTTTTAAATGGAACTTTGTAAAGTGTTGTTTTTATTGCATTAATACAGTTTTAAAAGGAAAATTTTTTATGACTACTAGATTGACTAGCAACGCACTGGTTTTAGTTGGAACAGAAACAGTTCGTGGCGACGGTGCATCCACCTATGACGTACTTATCGCGGAACAGTCCACCTCATTACAGATTTCAAGTGAAACCACCGAAGCCACATATATAAACCCAAATTTTGGCGGTAAATATTTAATTCCAACTAAAAAAACAATAACCTGTAATCCAATGCTTTTGCCTTCAGGCATTAACAGTAACGGAGAGTCGGATATTGCGCCGTTTTTAGAGGCTTCTAGCCTTCCTAAAATAGTTGGACATACTTTACTTTATGTTCCGGTAATACCTGAAAATAGCACCTCGACAGGCGCAGGAAGTGTTTTAGGAATTACAAAGGGTACTTTTTGTGATACATCTACACCTGTATCAGCGTCCAGTGAGTATGTTGTAGTCGCAGTCAATGATACATATTTAATTTTAAAATCAAAGACAGCTATAATACCTAATATTGGTGATACATTGTTCTTTAGTGGTACACCTTCTACTAAAAAAACTAATGCACTTTCAGTTATCTTTGATAATGTCTTTGGTTTATCAAGCGATATTAGCACTATTAAAACCCTTAGCCTACAGTTTTTTTATGGTGACCTTATGTACCAAACTAATGGTGTGCAAGGCGGGTTAAATTGGGCTTTTGAAGAATTGCCAAAACTTACTTTTGAGGGCGAAGGGACATATGTTACCCCAGTAGATAATCAAACGCCGCCTGCAATCACCAGCACAGTTTGTTCTTTACCGGTGCAATTAAAAAACCTTAAAGTCAACATCAATGGGCTAATTTTGAGCGATGTGGCATGTTTTGAAGCTTTGGAATTTAAGACTAATACCACTCAAGTTAAACCTACACTTCCAACCGAAAAATGCAATGGTTCTATCTTGACTGGTATTGAACCTTCTTTAATGCTCAAATTTTCGCAAGTTGATTTCGCTAAATTACCTATTTTCAGCGATTGGGAAAATGCCAATAAGTTCACTATTTGTATAACTTACGGCGACGATGTGATCGGCAAACGCTTCCTTATATCTGCTACAGATTGTAGCTTATCAGCTGCACCTGAGCAAGAAGACGTAAACGGTGTCCTTCACACTAATATGAATTTTAATGTTACTAAACCATGTGGTACACCTCAGTTTAGTAGTGTAATTGTTGCCAACTTCTAATTTTATAACCAATTAAAGTTGCATATTCTGTGGCTTTGATTGGCGGATTTTGAACTTTTCAAATAGGTATTTTATGGTGAACTCATTTTCCGCAAAAATTAATGCGGAATATTTACAGTTTCTGCAACTTTTTGCTAATAACATTGTTATCAATGCGATAAGAGTCATTTTTGGATATTATGACAGCACTGTTGATGCAACTAACGGTGACCGCATTATAGTTTCCACATCGTTTCCATCTATTGATAATAGTAACATACATTGTAAACGCTTTGTGGGGCATATTAGTACTAGCTTTGCGCTTAGAATGTGCATTAAAACTAATCCAAATGGTGAACTATTACATGAACTACTTTCACTACTAAAAACTAAAACAGAATACTCTAATATGTTCACTGGTGAAGCTTATACAGACCATAAGTATTCCTATACGATAATTCATGCGACAAAAATAATTTCTTTAGAGGTGTTATAATGCCAATCCCTTTTGCACTTTTAGAAGACAATGGCGCGTTAATAATACAAATTGAGTCTATAACAGAACCTATTCTACACTATTCTACTCGACCATTGAATATAAAAGATAATTCAGGTAGTTTCATCACGGTTTTTCCCTTTATTAGTGATTATGTAACTATTGGTTATGCTGCACAATTGCCTTTGGAGGTTGGTACTTTACCACAACAAAAAGAAAATAGTGGTTTCACTCTAATATATGATACAAGTATATTATATGAAGTAGCTAAATATTATGGCTCTAAAGTACGTTTTTATGTTGGTAGTATATCAAATACAGAACTTAATCAATTCACATTATTTTATACAGGTTATATTTCTAATGTCAAATTAGGTACTAAAGGCGTTAATGTGACACTTTCTAGTAAAAATTTATCGTTTAATAGGCAATTATTAAGAACTTTTAGAGGCTATGATGTGCCTGTTGTAGTAGGATCAGGAGATAATTTTGGGGGTGTTCCAATTGAGTACGCTGGTAGTACCTACTATGTCGTAAGTGGCGTACCTGTGAACATAACACAAGTTAAAGACAATAAAGGCAATGGAAAAACATTCAACACTAGTGTTATAGAAGGTGCAACAATATTGGAAGTTACTGAGACAATTGATAGCAGCCCTATTATTACGTGTAGTAATGCAACCGGTACTATTGCAGATTTACTACAGTTTTTATTACATCATTACGGTTTCTCCGTAAACACCTCAGACATCGCTAATATTAACGCCATATATAATGAACAAATAGGAATTCAATTATTTACTCAAATGACTTTGGAAAAGCTATTAAATCTACTCTTACATAGTCTTAATTTAGTGTGGTATATTGACTTTTTAACTGAGGAAGTCCGTATCAAAGAATTTAAAGCCACCACATCAAATATAACCCTTGATGACACCTCAATTTTATCCACAAACCTTAACTTTATTTATCTATCTCGTCCATATACATATTTTAAGGTAAATTATGACTTTAATTGGGCAATAGGTGATAATGAAACGTTAGAGCGGGTTAATCCAGTTAATTACCCTGAGCATTTAAAATCCCGTTATAAAACTATTAATGTACCAATGTCATTAAATGCTGCAACAATTGCGCTTGATAAGGTATATAATAGCTATAAGGGTGGTCTAGGAGTGGCAACTATTGAAATTAGTGTTACTGCGGGCTATTTCAGCGTGGGTGACACCATTAGAATTGAAAGTAATTTATTTGGCATTAATAGTGACTTTTTTGTGCAGTCTATGGCATATTCTTTTAAAACACATAGTACAATAGCCACTATAATTACCATTTAAGATAAACTAAAGGAGGATTAAAATGTTTTCTTTAACTTGGAAATTCCATTGCAATGAAACAAATCAAATCGCGGGTATAGGTACTGCGGCTGGTTCAAGTTTAGCATATCTACACAATGATCTAATATGGCAAAAATGGAACTCATCACCGGTTGTCGGTCAAAAACAGTTTATTTATGATCTTTCTTTTGATAAAGAAATTGATAACCTAATTATATATAACCATAATTTCGGCATTAGGGCATCTGTTAAGCTCCGATTAATGGACTCCAATAGTAATATTGTCTTTGATGAAACATGGATCTCAGGACAACTTGGAATTGGTTTTGGTTTAGCTTCATTTGGCTTAAATGGTTTTGGCGGTCTTTCCTCAACTAATTTAGAAATAAATCCATACAATGTATTTTATAAATTCTTTGATAAAAAAGTAGCTCGTTTTGTGGAAATTACAGTTGATAATACAGTAGACTCTTTATCTATAGGTTTTATGTCGGTTGGTCAAGCATTTAGTCCAAAAATATGTAGCATAGATGCGTTGGTGGTGCAATATGAGACATCAAGCACACAAAATATTTCTGTTGAAGGTTCTATTAGTGGTAAACCTTCTATTAGTAGACGTAATTTTAATCTAAAAGCAACATTATTTGACTATATTGACACTATGGAATACGTACAATTAATTATTAATCGAAATACTTCTAAAATGGTCTTTTTCACAGCCGTTCACAGTACTACAAATGCGTCATCAAACGCGCTTATTTTGTCGCAAGTGTCCACCGCTATGTGTTATATAAATAAAAATAACTATCCATCCTATGAAATAGGTCATGGCAACACTTCTACAATTAACTTGTCTCTTTTGGAGTCAATTTAAAAATGGAATTCGCAGAGAAAAATAAACCTAAAGTTACTAATGATGTTCTCAAAGAGCTTGAGGCGGCACGTGGTTCGTTTGATTACCTTAGACCTAGATTAGATACTGTTGACGCAACTTTAAACGCCCTTAGTGCTAAGTTTAATAATTATGTTACTATTACCAGTCTTGCAGCAACTTTGACCAATTATGTTACTAATTCCTCATTAACTAACAAATTAATTAATTATGTTACCAATACAGCATTAAATAATACTTTAAATGGTTACATTACTAGTAATGGCTTTAATAACACCTTAAATAATTATAGTACTACAGCTTCAATTGCGTCCACATATTTGACTCAAACAGCAGCACAAGCGGCTTTAGCCAATTATAGTACTACTAATGATATTGCAGCCACTTATAGTACTACCTTAGATATTGCAGCCAATTACAGTACCACAGCGGAAATTACAACCGCTTTTTCCTTTTTTATGACATCAAGCAATATTGCTGCTACATATCTGACTAAAGCTGACGCTCAAGCAGCTTTAAGCAACTACAGTACTACTGCAATAATCGCATCCACATATGCAACAAAAGCCTCGTTAGCCACTTATAGTACTACAGCGTCAATTGCGTCCGTATACTTGACTCAAACAGCAGCGCAAGCGGCTTTAGCCAATTATAGTACCTCATCACATATTGTAGCCACATATGCAACTAAAGCGCAGTTAAATAATTATGTTACCAACACTACATTTAATAACACTTTGGCTACATATACAACATTAGCAACCTTGGATGCCGTATTGGCTAAATATGGTTTGTCAAGATAATGAACAATCAAAGGGCTTTTCGCTAGATGGTAATTCTTTGACATGTGCTTATATATTATAGTCTTTGTCAATAGAATGGGCTTCCACACAAGTTGCCTCAACCGCGCTATTGCCTAGCCCTTTGATAGTATCATTCTACCGTTGCTATAATTTTGATTAAAATAAAACTCCAAAAGTGCCTTATTATCCTTTAGACTCAATGAGTTACATTATTTGAGTTTTATTTAAGCTGTTTTTTATAATGGAAGCTTTTATGTTATTGAATTTATTACATTTTAAGGGAAAATAAAATTATGCCTAGATATACTATTAAAGTAGAATCTGATTTTAGAGCGTTCAAAACCGATACAACAAACGCAAAAAAAAGCATTGAGAATCTACAAAAGAAAATTAAAGAACATATCAGCACACCAGTTGATGCAAATACTGATCAGGCAACGAGGAAATTCAGTAAATTTAGAGCATTGTTAAAAAAAGCTCATAAAATTCATGTTGATGTACATGCAAATTATGATGGAAAATTAAAAGATCTTGTTGATGACCGCCTTAAAAATCGTAATATTGGACTTGTTATTGGCTCTAAACCGGATATAATAGCGAAAAAAATAATGTCTGGCGTATTTAGTTCACAAGTATGGAAAATTACGGCTAAAGTAGCAGGAGCGGCTGTCATAGAAGGTGCTGAAATGGCTTTTAAAGCCGCCAAACGCGCCGCCATTGGTATGGGAAATAGTGTAAGGCGTGCTAAAGATTTTATTACGGGCTTTAATGTGCAATTACGTATCACAGAACGCGGCATTAATTTTATTGCACGGGGTTCTGGCGCAATGGGTACCGCAATTTCTTATATCGGTGTTGATAGCGCAAATACTTTTATTGGTCTTAATCATCAAATTAATCGTACTATTGCACGCACTGGCGAAGCTGTTGAACAATATGAAGCACTTAAAAACTCCATTATAAAGTTGGCAGGTGAGACATCAATGTCTGCAAAACAGTTGGCTGATGGTGCGGATTTATTTGCTCTTGCTGGGTTCAAAACAAAAGAACTTATTGAGATAATGCCTACTCTTACAAGCTTAGTTATTAACTCCGGTGAAAGTATGACAGAAGTTGCAAGCCGTACTAGTGACTCTATCAAAGCGTGGAATTTGGACATGAAGCTAGTAGTTGCTACTGGTGATCGGATGACATCTGGTATGTCCAATGCGAAAACTTCTGTAGCATTGTTAGGTCATGGTATGTCCTCCACTAATTCTATATTCAAGAGTGCCGGACAAGGTATGAGCGCGTTAATAGCGCAATTACAGGTCATGAGTGATAGGGGAATTAGAACTACGGTAGCAGGTAATGCACTAAAAACTATTATAGCACGCTTAGTAGCACCTTCAAAAGAAGCCGGTATATGGCTATCTAGGCTTGGTGTTGACGTTGCTGAAGTAGGTGAAACTAGTAAAACCTTTGCCGTGCAGCTACAAGCCGTTAAAGATTCTATGATTGCACAAAAACAAGCTGTTGAAGACCTTTATCAAGGATATAAAAACGGTCAATCTCTTGATGCCTTTGAAGCGCAATTAAATAAACTTGGTATTACCATACGTAAATCCGATGGATCGTTAATATCGTACAAAAAAGCCATTTATAGGCTCCAAGTTGCCCATGGCAAAGCACTTTCTACTGAACAAGAGGCTACAGGTTCTATTGAGAAGTTTGGTAAAGCATCTATAAAAAGCTATGCAATGTTGAAAAAGCTTGGGTTTGAAGTCAAGGCGGCTAGCGGTAAATTACGCCCTTTAAATGATGTGGTATTGCAATTATCAAAGTCTTTTGAAGGTCTTGACGAGTCTGAACGTATTGCAGCAGCCGCTGCTATTGCAGGTAAATTGCACGCCTCAAAGTTCTTGGCTTGGCTTGATGGTGCTAAAATATCCTCACAACAATTTAAGTTTCTCGGAGAAGCAATTAAATTTACCACTTCAGAACTTGAAGCCCAAACATACCGACAAGATATTGCCACCACCCATGGACAAGAATTTGTTTTATATCTTAAAAGCTTGGGAAATTCTTATAAGAACACTATGGTACCGGTCAATAGATATACTGTTGCAATCGATCAAAACAGTAAGCAAATTATAGCTGCTACCGGAAGCACTAAAAACTTCTTAGGACTAGTTAAACGCTTTAAAACACCTGTTAATAGTTGGGAACAAGCAATTAATAGTGCCACAAAAGCCGTTAAAAATATGGGTTCTGGAAGCGATAAACTTAGTTTAACTCTCACTAAACTCGGCACCAAAGTTAAATTTGATAATATCAATGACCAATTAAATGAGCTTAAAAGACACTTAATATTGGCTACGGATGACCAACCAGTCAAAGACATTATCAGCATTATGGGTAATGAGATGGGACAAGCTTTTATTGCAGCAGCACATAAATCAAGCACGTTTAGTGATAAAGTATCCAAAAGCTTTAATGGTACGGTGGGTGCGGCTAAATCCATGCAGGGCAAGATTGAAGGCACTACTAATCATATGTTGGATGTAATGATTAGTTCATGGAACTCCGCAATGTTCAAAGTTGGTGAATCCATGAAACCTATTTTGGATAAATTATTTCAATTAGGCACAGCAGCCGCACAAGCTTTAGGTGAAGTGTTGCCACCAATGATTGCTAAATTGTCAACTTATTTTGATGGCTTTAATGTTTCTGTTGAAGGTATGAAACACAAAATTACCAGCTTTTTTAGAATAATTGGTGGTATTTTTGAAATGGTATTTAATCTGTTTGGTGCGTTTATTGATAAATTAGGCGAAATGGGATTGACTGCGGAACTCGTTTTCAGCAAAATAGCATCTTTTTTGGGTGGTATGATTGATTCTTTCGGTTATGTAATCAAAACATTAGATTTCTTTGGTATAATGTCTGATGAAACCGCCGAAAAGACTTTAGCAGCTTTTGAGTCTCTCAAAGATGGTATTAAAAGTTCTACTTCAGCCATTGCTAAATCTATTGATGACTCTAATACTCTAATAGCTAAATCAGAGACCGAAATGGCATCAGATAGCGCGTTGGCGGTACTTGGTATGACCGATGAGATTTCACAATCTTTTGAGAATATGCGGGTAGCAACACAAAAGTCTTCTGTAGATATGTCGAAGTTCGTATTTGATGAGCATTCTTCAATGACTAAAGAAGCTCAAGAGCTGCAATTTGCATTTGCGGAAGCCATAACACAAACATATTCAAGTATGACTACAGGGGTATCTAAGGAAACCGAAAAGATGGCTACAAATGTTACTACGGATCTAAAACAAATGGTAACTAACGTCAGTGACAGCACCTCTAATATGAATACTAATGTAACACACGACGTTGTCGAAATGGGGCAACAAGTTGTTGCAACAACTGGTGAAATGCGCACCAATGTAGTTACTAATATTGCGGAAATGTCTGAAGGTTCCATAAATAATAGTGCATGGATGGCTACCGATGTTACATCAAACGCATTTCAAATGAACCATAACGTGGTATCAGAGTCCTCTCAAATGGCAACTAATGTGACTTCCAATGTTTCTACTATGGAAGAACGAGTTAGACAATCTACAGCAAGTATGGCTCAAACAGTTACTAAAGAAGCAATTGACATGCAATTTGGGGTCGTTCAAGCAACTGGAAAAATGGCCAGTAAAGTTGCTGTTGATGTAAACCAAATGCGGACTATTGCAGAAAATGAGATTAAAACTTTATCCACAAATGCAATTGCGTATACGGTACAAATGGGAAATGGTGTTATGAATACCATTATACAAATGTCAGATGGCTCAATGCGTGCCATAACAGACTTTGGGGATGCTATAGAAGTTGATATGGGTAATACCGCGGTAAATGTTGAAGTCATAACTAGACAATTAAAAGATGGTGTAGTTGCAAACTTCATTAAGTTAAAAGATGGCACATTAGTTGCCATTGGGGGTATGAGTGAATCATTTACCGCGCAGATGACAAATATGCAAATAAATGGTTACAATAAAAGTGTAGAAATGGAGCGCGGCGTTAGTTCTGCAATAGGTACGATGAGAACTAACGCGGTTTCTCAAGTGCAAAATATGGGTGCAGCAATGACGAGTTCATTTAATCAAACTAAAACTCAAATGATTCAAACAGCCGCAGAAATAGCACAAGTTAGAGCTACAGCAACAATAGAGCCATCGAAGCGTACTGAACAAAGTATTTCTATTGGACAATCTCTTGGCGGTGGTATTATGAACGAAAGTTCAAACTCAATTGGAGACTTTATGGAGTCTAAAACTGAGGTGGAAAAAATGATGCAAAATAATTCAAGTAATTCAGGTGGATTTCTAGCTTCAGTTAATAGTGGTACTTGGTACACACCACCGGAAATAGCCGAGTATGTACAAGATAAAAATGATCGTGAATCTGGTATTTCTAGTAGTGGCACATTAGGTGCAAGAAGTAGCGGTCTCACTAATGTATATTCAGGTGATTCACTATCACGCGATTATACTTCATATTGGATTGCCTTACAAAAATCTCATCCGGAACGTTATAAAGAGTATACAGATGGTACGGGTCATACTGCTAATGCAGCGGAGGCAAAGGCTTGGCAGGAACAACTATTGTTACAATCAAAGGAGCAGACAAGCGCAATTAAAAGTAAAAACGATCTGGCTGCACCCATATATTAGCTAGATGGTAATTCTTTGACAGGTGCTTATATATTATAGTATCTGTCAATAGAATGGGCTTCCGCGCCAATTGAGTTTTTTTAAGCCCTTTGATAGTACCGTTCTGCTGTTGCTAAAGCTTTGATAAAACCAAAACTTCAAAAGTGCCTTTTTGTCCTTTAGATTCAACTAGTTACAATATTTATGATTTTTAAATTTAGTTTTTTATAATGGAAACTTACAAGTGCTTGATTAAATTACTAAAATAGGTTATTTTTTTTAAAAAAAAAGCTGTATCAGTAGTGCAAAATGTTCTACTGATACAGCCCTTTATTCTCAGCTCAATAATTTTCTAAGCTCTATCATTAAGTCCTCGTTCTGTTTTTTGTCAATATTGGCAAGTCTTCGCGCCCGCTCTATTTCTTCTTTATTATCTATATATGATCTAATTTGTGCCAATGATGCACCAACTAACTCTTGTCTATAATTTGCAATATAGCTTGGTGTAAAACCCTTTAGCAACATTTCTTCTAAAATCTCAATATTCATAATTAAAGTTACCTAGTAAGTTAGTTTAAATTGTATTATACTGCTTTTTAATAGTTCTTTTTTGGCTTCTTCAAACGTTACTTTAAAAACTTCAGTGCTGTAACTAGTACGAATTCTGTTTTTCATGAAAACTTTATGTAAATGCCGTTCAAGCTCTTGTGTACCCTCTATGTAATAGATAGCACCTAAATTAGCTTTAAAGCTCTTTATGCGCTGTTGTGGATGTTCTGAAATGCCTATTTTTACCGCACAAAGATCTAAATCCTCAAATATATATACATATTTAGTACCTAAATTTAATTCGCATTTCAATATATCAGCTAAAATACTCATACTGTATTTAGTATTTGCCCGTATTACCACGCGCTTCAGTTGTGCCTCTGCCGTAATTAATTTGGTGTTTTTATGTAAACGTTGTTTATGTGGCTTTAACGTCTTCCGCAGTTCCCCATATGTTTTTGCTTCCGGTACTATAATGCCAAGAGCATTTGAGGCTTTTGTGTATCCCAATTGTTTTGAAATATCATTCATCACAAAATAAATCTCATTTGATTTACTAGTCATGTATCTGGGACTATCAAAGTATTTTAATAAAGTCATTATAATTTATGGTCCTTTACTATTGCACTTTAACGTGCAATAAAAGAATTGTCACCAAGGAAATGTGTAAATAGCGGTTAAAAATAACATTATCGCAATTATCGCAACTAAAAACATCATAATTATAGCCCTACAATAGTACTTAATTTGGCTTTTATCTCTTCTAGGCTTATTGTGGCTACATTAGAAACCGCACCATAGTCTACTAAATACGCTATAACTAACTCGTTAAAGCTCTTTTTTAGCTCTAAATCTGACTCATTAACGTCTATTACACTCATTAATTCTCTTCTAATTTGTGCTTTGTCGTAGACATTATCTATATTAAATAAACTACCTAACAGTTCATTCAGACAATCGTGCTGAAGTTCAAAAAGCTTTGGTGTTGCAGCTAGTTTCATTCTACTATCTTGACCACCAATTATTGCCATATAGCTGTCATTATTAAAATGCACTTTATTGTTTTTCATTATGTTGTTCCTAAGTTAAATTTATAAAAAGTCAGTAAATTCAAAATTACCCATGTTTCATTTTCAGCATTGGTAACCACATATTGTTTTTCCGTAAGAAATCGTTTTAATACAGTTATTCTAGCTCCTTTAGAGCAACTGCTAAAGTTATTTAATAACTCGGTAAAGTTTTTAGTATTAAAAGCTTTTGAAGCCATTTCAAATGCTTTTTTAGTGCTTAAATTAGGTAACATAAGTACTAAATATTTTATACTACTTCTCTCAGCACAATGAAGTGCAAATCGGTTACTTAATAATACCTTTTTGACCTGTTTTTGAGAAAGTAACTTATTGTGTGTCATTTTACGCCATTCTTGTTCGCGCTTGAAGTAACTTGTTATATTGAAATAACCATTGTCAGTATTTAAATCAATATAGGTATTGCCATAAGTTAGTTGTAATATGCTCATTATAGTCTCCAAAAAGCCACTTTATTATGGCTTTTTCTTATTTTGTTGGGTAAACTTGTGCTTTATTGCCTAGTATTACTGGCAAAGTTAGTTCGTCGTAGTTCTTTTTTATTATTATTATTGAACCTGTTATTGATACGCCCATTCCCTCACTAAACTTGTCAACTAAAGTCAACACCTCGCACATTTTAGCCTTTATTTCACCTAAATCGTAATCAGACACTAAAGACGCTTCTGTGCTGATAAAAATTAATTTAACGTGTTTAGGTGCAACACCATCATTCAATATAGTACCGATAATGTACTTTATTAGTTGATCCGGTTCTGTACTATTGAAATATCCATAATTTGACTTTAGCTCAATCAAAAACTGATCATTGTTACTATTAATTAGTTGAATATCCGCGCGTCCTCTTGAACCACATTTGCATCGAATACCATTCCGCATAAATACGGTATCTCTAATATGTTCAATTCCATATACAGCCAATGTATCCATCATTTTAGTCGTTATTTTGAATCTATACATTGATTCAAGTGCCACATTATATTTTCCGGATTCGCTTAGAATGTCATCAAATAGACCTTGATAGAATCCTTCAGGCTTTGGATTAGTTGATATTTGCATTAGAAACCACCTGTTTCGTCTAATTCAGCCTTAGTTGAGACTACTAAAGAACCATAATGTACTTTAGCAGTGCTTTGATTGCTCTTTATTCGATCTAAATTTAGTTTAATGAACTTTTGCGGATCACCTATTTGCTTATGGTCCCCAAGTATGTACTCATTATACACCGCCTCAATTTGAGACATTAACAAGCTTGTGTCACTTTCATTTATTGCAAATTCTATTGACTCTTTAACTTCCCCAGCATCCAATAATTGCAATATTTCAGCAGTAGAAAATGGCACACATTTTACCATAGCTTTTACGTAAGCCCCTTTAAAAACGTTGTTAAGCTCTATTTTGCTACTTAATTGATTATAAATGTCATGTAAATCTAATTTACAATAACTTTCACCTTCTTGTTGTGAGGTCATAATTTCTATTTGAAACTTTAGTTGTTCTATCAATTCAATATCCTCGTTGGCGGTGTTTTTTACATCTACTGTTTTTACATGGAAACCATCCCCACGTTCTTCTATTACATACTCAAAGTTCTTTGGATTTTTATTTGCCTTTTTCAGTCTTCTGGTTGCGGAAGACTTTGCAGCTGCACTAGTTTTATATGCCTTTACTACTTCACCTAAAGTATCAATAATGGTGTTTACTGATTCTATATTAATTCTGTTTGCGGTTAATTTAGTCTTTATTGTTCTTCTAAAACCTACCTCAAAACCCGTTTTTAAGCTCATTTTAACTGTTATGCCCTCCAAGTCTACGCTAATTTGTGCTTTAGTGTAACTAATTAAGGTGGCGTTTTTATTGCCCTTATTGTTCTCTATAACTATCATCGGATTGTTCATAATCTTTCTCTTTTGTTGTTCTATTAACTTGGTACCCATTATACACTATTGGCTTGGGTTGTCAACACTTAATTAATAAAAGTAGTTTTTGAAACTTTTAAAGTACCGTAATTGTCTTGTAATTCAGTACGTTGGAGATTCCCAACACAAAAAACTAAATAAATAAAACCTAATTAATATAACTCATTGAGTCTAAAGGATAATAAGGCACATTTGAAGTTTTGGTTTTAATCAAAATGTTATCACAGCAAAGTGGTACTATCAAAGGGCTTTAAAAGAGCAGTTGATGGGGAAGCCCATTCTATTGACAGATACTATAATATATAAGCACCTGTCAAAGAATCACCATTTAGTTTAGATTGCAACTTCTTTAAAAAGTTCTTCAGAAACCTTTGATGCACTTCCTTTGAACTTTGTTGAAGGCCCTTTATGGTCCTTTAATGCGCATAATATAATCTTTAAGTGATCATCACTCATTTCTTTAGTCGCTCTATATTGAATACTTTGTTCACCAAAAGATTCTTTAAAGGTCTTTAAAGACCTATCACGTTGCGATTCTGTGGCTTTGATGTGATCCTCTAACATAGTTGTGTAAGACTCTTTTGACCATACCCTACCTTCTTCTACGCTCATTTTCATGTCCATGTCTGGTAAAAACCGATCTATTCCACGGCTCATTGAATGTTTCAATACTGAATTCACGTATTCCCTATGTTCTGATTTATATACCAAACTTAATTCATCATGAATTGATGCCCCAGCAGTTACTTTATTGATCATACCGTCATCATATAACTTTGTTACACACTCATAAATTGCCAATTTCATTGCTTCTGAGCATAAGCCCTGCATAGGACTGTTGCTGATCTTTCTCGTAGCAGCGCGGTACTGTTGCCGTTTTATGTTTTCCTTGTCTAATGACAAATAACGACGACGACCTGATTCTAGCAGTACATATCCGTTTTGTAATCCAATTACTAAGTTGTCATATTGCATCTCACCAATGTTTGGTAGGTTTTCAAAAAACTTTTTTTGTAAGTTATCCGCATGTGATACACTGCATTCTAAGCCTTCCGCAATGGCATATGTAGATTGACCATAGATAAGACCAAAACCAATAGCTTTGGCGGCTTGTCGCTGTTCTGGTGTGACTTCATTGTATGGTACTTCCATCATCAAAGAAGCTACAAATTTATGTGCATCCAACCCTTCATTCATTGCTCTAATCATTTCTTTTTCGCCAGATAACTGGAACATTAACCACATTTCAACCGCCGTATAGTCGCATGTAGAAATACCAAAGCCTTGAGGCACCTTAAATGCTTTTCTCCATTCTTTCTTTTGATTCTGTAGGTTTATCTTGGTTTTACTATCACCAGTAGAACTGAATCTGCCTGTAACCGCACCATTTATGCGATAATTACTGGATAGCATCATTAAAGTTTCACCTTTTATGCCACATAACGCGCTTGCATTTTCGTACTGTTTCCTATTTTCTATGGGCGTATTATAGATGTCGAGTAATTCAATTTTCGTATTTAGAGAATAATTGTTATCATCTAGTGGTGACGGTATAGCTTTTCCTAAGTTTGGCAAACTCTTATTACTTAAAGTAGCCTTAAAGTCTAGTAATAATTGTGCATCATCACTGGCTTTACCGCTGTTCTTCTTAGCTAAAAATGTTAGTGTTGCTTTATCAGAACTTTCCAATTTAATGTCGTAGGTGGTCTTAAAATGTTCTTTAATTTGCTTCGATGAATTAGCGTTAATGTCTCTTAGAGGACTCATTGCGTAATGTACCGCACATTTAACATGGTCATTAGCCTCAGTCTCTAAGATTCTATTGTACTCGCTTCTTGAAAAGGGTAATCCGCCCCGCTCTAAAAATGCTACTCCTACCGCTGCATAGTTGTCCATTTGCCACGCATCCAAAGAGTCTATTGATGCCAATTTATTATATACTTGAAAATATATTGGTGCCATAACTTGCACATCAAGCGCGGCATATCCTAACTGGCTCTCTGTCAACTCCCCCTGCATTGCCTCAATTGTTCCAAATGATAGTTGTTCCTCTTTTTGTAGGACATATTCTATATATCTTGATGCACTTTTTGCCAATGATGGGTAGGTAGATTCTCCATTCTCTTGTGCCAATTTAGCCCCTAACATAAGGCAGTGTGTGTTCTTTGGCAATAACTCAAATGATAATAACATTCTAATATCAAATGATGCGTTATAAAAGACTTTTACAATATTCTCATCCTCAAATATTTCCTTTACCACTTCCAGCATCTTATCTAATGATTTAGCCTGCACTATCTTAGGTATGTTTAATATGAAAGTATAATGACCGTCAAAGAACTGAATTAACGTAATTGCAGAGTTAATTTTAGTTACTTCTCCAGTAGACTCTTTCGTAGTACTATAAGTGGTGTAATGATCTAACCCTAATGTTTCGGTATCTACAGCCAACCAACACGGTTTATTATTTGGTTTTGACCAAAAACTCTTTAGCTTCGATAGCTCTTTATAAGTTGATATGATCACAGGCTTAGCTTGATCATCAGCTATAAACTTAGTGACTTTCATAGACTTTTGAAGTGCTTGGTTGTTTGTTATTCTCATCATTGTTCCAGTTATGTTTAATATTTAGCCCTCAGTATACACACCATGAGCATTATTGTCAAACAATTTAAAAAGAAATTTAAAAGTTATCTTAATTGTCTTATATTTCAATACTTTGGAAGTTTCCAATGTAAAAAATAAACTTAAAAAAGTACAAATAACGTAACTCATTGAGTCTAAAGGACAAAAAGGCACTTTTGAAGTTTTGGTTTTATCAAAGCTTTAGCGACAGCAGAATGGTACTATCAAAGGGCTTTAAAAGCTATGTTTGTGAGTATGCCCATTCTACTGACAAAGACTATAATATATAAGCACCTGTCAAAGAATTACCATCTAGCAAAAAAAAAGCCACTATCCGCGCATTGATAATGCTTAGATGGTGGCTTTGATTGTAACTTTTATAATATTGTTTCCATTATCATGTTCAATTTTTTATTTCCTAAAGCAATATTTAAGGGATACGCATATCCACACTGCTTTGCATAGTTTCCTACTAAAAATATTGGTGTCTTTAATGGAGTATATCCACACACGCTCATTAAATTCAAATATTTCGCAACTTGAAAATCATAATTTAGCTTTGCTATTACCGCAGGTACGCCTTGTTCTCTAAACACTTTGGCACTAGTTTTAATTTCTAGCAGTAAATGTTTTCCGTTCTGTAAACAAACTATAGCATCAGCTTCACCAGTCAGCAAAAAAGAGCCTTTTGAGGTTTCTTTTTCATGCTCCATTACTACATTATATTTAATGGTTTTACCACTTAATACACCACCCCAATCATAATGCCCCAATAAGTCGCTAAATGGTGCTTTAGTGCGTATGTTATGTATCTTATCTACGGTATCTTTTATTTTACCTAAAATGGTCTCAGATACTGGCATTGCATTTAGCCCTATTTCTTCGCATCTCATGCGCAGTTCAGTTTGTGCAACTTTACCAAGCCTATTTTTGTACACCACCATGTTCTCAGGCTGCTCTTGGAAGGTCAAGATATTTTCAAACAACTTGCCGTGCAATAAAAACGGTCGTTTAACTAATGTGTTATATGGTGTGTCATCTACATAGGTAGTGTTTCCAGCACTTTTTAATGCCTCTCTAACTTCAACATCAGCGATTTCGCCTAAGCGGTCCGTAAGCCTTTGATTTATTGTACCAGTACCAAAATTTAAATTTAGTAAATCAGCTAATGTCTTTTTAACAATGCTTGTACTTATTCGTGTTGTTGCGCTCATTATAGTTTCCTTAATTGTATTTTGTAAATTGGTTTTATTAATTGACCATTTTCTGCCAATCGTCTTTTAAAATTTGCATTTAATGTTACCACCCAAAGATACCCAATATTGTTTTTAAATAAAAGTGCATTTTGAGACTCTATTAAAGACATTATCAAAGGCTCTATTGTAAGCACTGAAATAGTTTGATTTGTGGCTTTATTTGCCCTTTGGGTGGCATATACTAACTTCTTTATTATTGTGGTTTGATCCACTAATATATATTTCATAAAAAGGTCATTATAGACTTATAAATGTTATATATTCCGTATACAAGTACTAATATAGTCAATGTAATTGTGCTTAATGTTTCAAGATGTTGCATAACAGTCTCTCATATAATCAGAGATACAAAAATACCCTGTTTTAGTGTAAAACATATCAATTTCGGCTTCATTTCGATCATCTACGGTAACACTATTAAAGCACAAATAATCCACTACTTGCTCAGAAGTGATTAATTTATCTTTATTCTTTAACTCTTTTGCGGTGAAACACCCTGCTATAGACTCATATAGCGCAGTACGAGTATTGCCAAAATCCGCTATAATATGCTCATCTAGTTCTAAACCATAACTAGATAATAGTTTGCCATTATGTTTTCTTTTGTATCTAACAATATTAAAACCTAATATGTTACTTAAAGTAGCAATATTTAGCTTTTTAAGTTCTGTTAAAGTCATTATATGCCCTTTTTTAGAAACTCTTGAGTGAGTTTCTTTATGTACACATTATACCATAGTTTTTATTAAATTGCTATCTTTTATTTAGTTTTCGTTCACATACATAACAAATAAAAGCAACTTCTTAATGTAAGCCAAAGTGTACTTTTTACGTACTAAAAACAATTGTGAGGCAACCATACCAATTCTAAAATGCCTTGTTACAATGCGCCATAAATCAAGTTGCCGTACTATATCAAGAGTTTTTGCTTTATTTATAACCATTGAATGGAACGCATCAATAGTTATTGGTATAGTGAATACATTATCAAGATCAGCTGCTGGTTGTGTAAGTACATTTAAGTCTATTATTTTATTTATTTTTTGATCATATATGTCACTTTCTTTGCTCTTATATATTGATGCGTACAAAGTGTTGTAATTACCTCTATTAAAACTTTTATATGCACTTAACGCGCTCAATATTGCCGCTACTAGCTCCAATTCATCGCAACAACTATATAAATGAACTCTTAGAAGTGCCGCGAATTGGTCACTATCGCCTGCTTTTGCACACATTGTACCTATATTATATGCTTTATCGTCAGTTGCCAGCGTCGGTATAGTAGATAATGTCGTTATTATTAGCCCTAAACTAAATAGTCTTTGTCCACCCCGCGCCGCTAATATATTGCTCTCACGATTTGATGTAAACACTTTTGGAATAAAAACAACTTTCCCGTCTTCTGAAACCAAATTTAGTGCTATTTTTGCTTCTGTATCATTTTTATATAACATTTTTAAATTTCCAATTTAGTTAATTAAATCAACACTTTACAAAGTTCCATTTAAAAAATGAGAACAAATAAAGTGCTAAAGTTGTAACTCATTGAGTCTAAAGGCTAAAAAGGCACTTTTGAAGTTTTGGTTTTATCAAAAGTTTATTGACAGCAGAATGGTACTATCAAAGGGCTAGGCAATAGCGCGGTTGAGGCAATTTGTGTGAATGCCCATTCTACTGACAAAGACTATAATATATAAGCATCCGTCAAAGAATCACCATCTATTAAAGACCACTGAAGTGCAGCACAATGGTCAATATCCTCTTTATTTGCTTTTTGTAGGCTTAATTTTCTTTGATTGTGATTCTCTAAATGAAGCGTTGGCACTCTCAAGCAATACTATTGGTGCCAATATGGTTATGGCAATAGTAGATAATATAAGTATTTTTAGTGTGTTTTTCATGTGAAATTCCGGTTATTTATAAATGTAATTTAAGGAAATGTAAGAACCCAATAAAGACACCATAGCTTGCAACGCTATTGCCGTTGTTATAGCCAATATTAGTTGATTTATACCAATTAATGCGCTCAATAAGATGCCTAAACATAAGGCAGTAAGCACGCTTATAAACAGAAATGGCATTATTGAGTGTTGAGCTAATTTATTTAAGGCAATAATGGAGACCATAAACATCAAAAGCGCACCAACTAAATACAATGCAAGTGCTGAATCCGCTCCAATTGTCTCAAAACTAATTAAACCCATAGTTTCTAATGTAAAAAATGCACTATTATAAAGTGTCAAATTGATTACCGTATATATTGTAATATAACAAAGGGCTTTTAAGTTGTGCATAATAATCTCATAAAAGTACCAAAATTGGTACACCATTGCACTATAAAAGAGTCTTTAGTGCAATAGTGTACTAACTTCCGCTAGTTTTTAGCTAACTTCAACAACGAACTTTTAAAGCTGGCGGTAATGCCCCAACCTCTGTTGCGTTTTGATGTTACATTAAATTTTGCCATTATTGCTTTTAAGTATTTCGCATTAATGGCAAATTCAAGTGAAGTAATTAGATTATTTTCCTTAATATGTACTTTAATAAGTTTTTTAATTGCACGATCATTTAAAAGGCACTTTAAAAGTATTTGATTAAGTACACCTGTATTTAGTACCTCATACCGTTTTGCTCTAATGATGGCTCGTGCCACTATCTTAGCCTCAGCACTTAAATTGACTATATTGTTTTCATTAGTGCCAATAGAGTTACTAAAAGCACCAAAAGTGCCTTTATTGTCTTTATTGTCTTCAAATCTTTCGTTTTTCATCAAATAAGATTTAATTGCAACTGCAACAAACTTTCTAAGATCATTTTTAGCAATTCGTGTAACTCTAATATCATTCTTTGACTTTGGTATAAATAAAATAAAGATAATACCTAAAAACTCAATCAAAAAGCCAAATACAATTACAACAACAAATGGTAAAAGAACTACAATTGCGCTTTTAGGACTCTTTGGAGGTTGCGCTAAAAGCGCGTTTAAGGTCTTAACTTGGGCATCAGGTGACTCATATGAACGTAAGTGATCTAATTTAGTCTTACTGGACTCTTTATTGTCTCTTGCTGTTACATAAGATGGACAATAACGGCGTGTGAACTTACCATTTATTTTAGCACAAATTGGTGAACCAAGCATTGATCCAATTATAATCCTCTTACCGTTTTTCCAAGTGGTTCTATTGACTATTTTATCCATTTTATTTTGATAATAAAGTACATTCGCTTCTGCCGCTAAAACCTCATCTTTTGATGGCTTCATGCCACGTGAGTCACTAATAGAGGCTGTTAAAGTCTTTATTTGTAGCTCGTATGCTTGTAATTCTCTTTCGTATTGAGTACCATCAACTGCGGCTTTATTTGCATTACCTTGATTCACAATAGTGAACGCATAAATTGCCATACCAGTAAATATCACCATGGCAGAAAGTGCCATTAAATCTATTTTTTCCTTATTTTGTACTTGAATAGCCACTATCATTGCTGCATATGTCTTTGCAACATCCATTAGCATGAAAATAACACTAATTTGCCATCCAAACCCTAATATTTGTGCATAGTTATAATTGACACTTACCGAATACACCAAGAGAAATACTGAAACTATTGCAGGCATATAACGAATTATATCTGCCTTGGCTTCCATCGTTAGCTTCTCGTACTCGGTAAGCTTTTGGCTACTCATACCATTCAAAATCCTTTTTTGTAATTTATAACCTGTATAAGCCTGTAAATCTTTAGTTTTCATATAAAAGACACCGTTAAGATTTTTGAAGTCATGGTATTGGACTTTATAGCATTTATTAAATCCTCTGAAAATCTCTCGCAGGTTAGAAACTTATCTGAGCTAAAAGATGCCATTTCTGCACTTTTAAAGGTTATTTCTAACCGCCCTTCTTTGATGCTATAGCCGGTTATAACACGCTCTAAAAGAGACATTAATGTAGTAGTTTGCATTTTAATAATCCTGTATATTAAATTAAGGTTATTATTGACCTTTATTG